ATCCTTTCAGATCCTCCTGTAAACATGTTCAAACTAGACTAAGTCTACAAGAAGTTTTGATGAAGTGGTCTACTTTTTTTCCATCACTGGAAGCTGTTTTGGTACACTTTTATCTTAGCATTCACATTCGGGGTTTCCATCCTCATTGAGGTCGACCTTGACATGCTGGTAATAGTTTTCTCCCAGCGATGCCTCAATGGCGAAGACTTGGATGGCCATATCTTCAATGACCTGGCTGGGTTTAGTTTCTGGTTTAAGTTCTAAAGGTACGGGGGCCGATGAAGCTTCCACTTCGGCTGATCCTGAAGCCGCCTCAACGGTAACTTCGGTCACCCCTTTCTCTGCCACCCCACTTTGACCGCAGCCAAAAAGAATCAGCCCGATGGTGACGACCAGCACAAGCAGTAAAAGGAGGCGGTGTTGGGGGTTGGGTGACCATCGGCTAAAACTGGTTTTTGGATTTTTTTCTTGAAAGTCCTTGTGGTATGGAATCAAAGCCAGGTTCTCCTTTTAAAGTAACGAATCATATAGACGGTGAGGGCGATGGTAATCAGCCAAAACACCGGATAGGCATAAGGCATCTTCAGTTCGGGCATAAACTCAAAGTTCATTCCGTAGACCCCGGTCAAAAACGTGAGCGGGATAAAAATTGTCGCAAAGACGGTCAGGGTGGCCATTATTTCATTGAGCCGATTGTCGTTCATGGTCAGCATAATTTCGATCAAGCTGGTGATCCCTTCGCGAAAATAAAGGGCGTAGTCCTCGAGGCTCCTCAGGTGCTCATAGAGCTCGCGCATATAGACCGACTGGGATTCCTGACGGTCCATCATCCGGTTTTCGAGGGCGTCGTGGAGGTTGTTGGCCGCATTTCTGACGGTGAACAGCGTCTTCCTGAAGTAGTGCAGGTCGCTGAGGCGGTCAGTCATGCGACTTGTCAAAATCATTTCCTCGAGGAGCTCGTAGCGCGCTTCCATCTCCATCATGACATGATAATACTCATCAATGATGCTGTCCAGCAATAAATAGACGAAGTATTCCGGGTCCATGGTTTCATCCGCTTCGCGGTAACGCTTGAGCACGTGGTTCACCAAGGCATCCGCGTTGTCCGTCATGGTCAGGATGGCTTCCTTGGTTTGAATCAGCGTCAGCTGGCCGGTGGAGAGATGCATTTTGGCTTTTTTTAGCCGTTCAGCCAAGTCAGTCTCATCTACGGGCTCATCCACACCACTGAACTTAGGCTCATCCAGCATCAGCACCCGGGCAATGATCCCCTCGCTCTGGTGGTCAAAGAAGTACTGAGAATGCTGGCCACTCTCGACCTTGTCAAGCAGGACATCCAACTGCAGCCCCAGCTGGGCCGCGATGGACGACCAATCATGCTCCGATATCTGACCTCGAACATCGATCCAGTTGACATCATCCAGTGGCGCGTCCTCCGGGAGCAGGCGCCACTGGCCATTATGGTAGCCTCTGTAATAGACCTCACCTTGATGCTCGCTTTCGTTGATAAAGCTGCGGTTGAGTTTTTCCATGGTCATCCCTCATTTCAGGGTTATTTTCTTATAGGTGAGCAAGCACTCCGACGCGAAAGCTGCGCAGGGCGAAGCAACAACGCTGGGCGAAGCTTTTCAGACGCTTCAGTAGGCGCCCCAGTATCTGTACCCTTCCAGGTTCTTGATAAGCCCCCCGTTGTCCCCGCGGAACCAGTACAGAACCTCACCTTCCGCGCCGCGCCAATAAAGCGCGAGCTCCGGTGTTGAACCAAAATCCGCCAGCCACCCGACTATGAAATTCTCAGGGTGGACTTCGCCGCCGTCATCTACTCGCCAGCTGTAGAGATCCAGCTCCTTGACGTAATTCGCAGGAAAATAAGCATACCAGAGAGCGTCCTCTGGATCCCGCAGCACCAGCGTCAGCAAGGCCTGATCCGCTTGTGGTTCGAACTGAGCCAGATAAATCCCGGCGCCATTTTCTGCGTCATACAGATGCCAGAAGTGCTTCATGACCATCTTTTTTTCAGCTTCAATCTTTTTTAGAAGTGCCTGGTCCGCACTTGGCATTCCCACTTTAGTCAACTTGTGGAAGGTTCTGTTGGCCACAAAGGGTGCCGTCATCAGGGTGACGCTGTCATTTTCCGGAATCTTACCGTTAGCTAGCCTATAAACCGCGCCGTAGCGCTGCTTGAAGTTGGAGGAGATATCCATGACGGTGTCGTTGGGACCCGGCGGTTGAATGCCCTCGTACTTGATCTCCGTCACTGCGCCACCCGGCAGCGTCAGGCTCGTGTACGCCTCGGGACTCAGGGTTTTCGGATCGCTCAGCATCAAAGCAAAAATCCCCTGCTCGTCGCCATATCCAAATTGAGGGTTGTCTTTAGGATCATGGATCAGCTGAGCTTCCGGCACTTCAGCAACTCCTTCCGCCGATGGTTCCTCAACCACCACCGGCGGCAAAGGCTCAACCGGTTCAGCAGGCGTCTCAGGTTTTTGACAGCCCGTCACCGTCATGGCCAGAGCGATCAGCAAAATTAGAAGTGTTGGTATCAGTGGACTTGAGGTTCGTCTCTTGACGTGGCGACTGTTATTATATTTTGTCGACTGGGCGGAATTTTTTTGAACTTCCATGGGCTCGCCTCCTTATTTTTGCGGTGATTCATTTCTGCTTGTCGAAGGTCAGAATCTGCTAATAATCACTTAGCACCATTATACGCTGAGTTTGAGGCTGTGACAAATCTACTGAGATGGAAAACGGTTTTTGAAAAAAAGGTCAAAAAATCTTAAAGCATTTGAAAATACCCGTTGACAGATCCTGTGATCTTGGTAAAATAAGTTTTAGGCAGACTTGGGGGTATAACTCAGCGGGAGAGTGTCACGCTGGCAGCGTGAAAGTCAGGGGTTCAAATCCCCTTACCTCCACCACATCCGTAAACACCTATTGATATGATTTACATATCGGTAGGTGTTTTTATTTTGCCCTCAAACCTTTGAAACAAGCGGCCTGCGGGGTTTCTCGCAAGAACGCTTGTTTCATTATTATTGCATTATAATGCCATATATGGCTTAATAAACCTATTTTAGTGTAATTTACATAAATTTAAATCGTTGAACATTTGAGCCGTGGGGTGCATTTTCAGAGCAATCGTTGAACATTAGAACCAATCGTTGAACAATTGATTTTAGGGTGATTCCAGTGATTAAGTTCATTTCTTATGACATTATTTAGCATTTTATTCCATAAAATCGTTTGCATCCCAAGTATTTTCGATATCATTATTTTACATACAATATTAGCAGACTCTTACTTAAAAATTATATGTATCACCATCTACGTTAATAGTTATCACATTCGCCTGACTATTATTTAAACACGATTTCTATAAACAATACTTTCCAGGATAATAGATTTCCAATGAGCGAATCAAATCATCGCCATTAATTGTTTTAACTCCTGTTATTCGAGCTTCGTCGTAGCCTTCGGATGTAAAATCAGAAGTAGTAATTACCCAAGCTTTTTTTGCTCCTCGGCTTCGCATATAGCTATCCACTCTCTGTATAGGCGTGGAACCAATATTATTTCCTTTTCGATACCGCTTACATTGGATAAGTTCGAGCTCACCTTCGGCATTAGTAGATAACACGTCGACACCTCTATCACACGAGCAACCTATAACATTAGCTTTTAAATAACCGCGTTTTCTAAAAAAATCGGCAATAAGTTTTTCAAAATCTGATGGATCCATTGTCCGAATGGCAATACGTCCTGGATCAATTAAAATTTCACTTATGTCTTTTGCAAAAAATTTGTTTTGTTCTTCATCCACTTCAGCATATTGCAAAAGCAAATCTGGAACAAGCCTATTTGCACGATGAAGAGCATCAATTATTTTTTTGCTGCCATTATCCATGAATGATGCCAAATGAATTATATAGTCTTCAAATGTAAAGCCTTTACCCTCTGCACATAATTCCTCAATTACAATTGGTACAAATTCACGAAGACGTACTTCTGCATCCATATCACTATTCAAGCGACTATATGGTGATAAATCAAGTAATCGATATTGGGCATAATCTTTAACGCAAAATCTAGTAAGAGTATCCTCAATTTTTTTCTGATAGGATGGACCAAGTAACTTAGTCATTCCCGCTGAAATCGCCTTATTTCTAAACTCTTGATTAAACCGTTCAAATACAAAGGGTTGGCCAACGTTATCTGATGCAGATAGCGCAGATCGATAAACTAACTCATCAACATCTATGTCGCCCTCATACCAACGGCATTCTTTATCTGCAAGCTTCAAAAAAATAAAACAAATATCTTTCGAGAAAGTCCAAGCTGCAGATGATAGCATCCTCATTGATGGATCAATATTATTTAATGGTTGTGATACCAAAGGTTCAAGTGAATTTTTTCTCGCAAAATGTTTAAGCTTGTTAAGATCACTTATCCAATCACTTTGCTCTGGTCGAAAATACAAAACCAAATATCCATGTGTCTTAATTACACGGGAACATTCGCGGAATAAAGTTTCAATGTCTATAAGAAATTGAGATTTTGTTGCTTTATCTATTCGTATTGGAGCGTTACTTCGTACTACCTCTTTTATTAATCGCTCTCTATCATTTATTAAAGAAAAATTCATAAATGGGTGCACTCTTTGAGCATGCTCAAAATATTGAGCACTGTCACCATAAGGCGGATCAGTTAAAACCAGATCTATTTCCTTCGATCCTATTGTGTTTAAAAAGTCACGAAAATCTTTACAGGATAATTCCACTTTATTATTATCATGCTTTTGGTTTAAAATATAAGACAATCTGCTTTTAAGTTTCTCTATATAGCTAAAATAGAGATTCGGTTCCTTTAACCTGTTTGGCGGACAATGATTATCTTGACTTTTACTGCGATAATCATGATATTTTCCAAGATGAATTATTGATAAAAAAGTATCTTCAAAAAATGGTTTTACCTCTTCATCTAGTAATTGAATTGCATCTCTGATTGTAACCAACGCAACACGTTGGCGATGAGAGAATAAATTTTCGAAGATAATGAAATCAGGAGCTGTGAAATTTAATCTTGAATTTTCGATTATTTCAGCATTTGGAAAATCAACAACTATAGTATCGACTTTTGTTTTAACCGCGAGATCAAAACTGTCAAAGAATTTTTCTTTTACCCCGCAAGCGCATTTATACTTTCCTCTGAATATTATATTCTCAGTATTAGGCCCCATGCGCTCATGATAAGTTGGCTGGAAATACTCTTCTGGATCACGATCAAAAAATAAACCTTCAAACATGAATTCCCTGCCACAAGCTGGGCAGCGTGTTTTATAAATTTCATTCATAATTGGTTCAACTGTTTCAGAAAATCTAGTCATTTCCTTAAAAATTTTATCGATTTTAGGTAACTCACGGAATGGCGATGTGGACAAGCGAAACGCATACGGTTCCCACTCATTAATTTTCACATTTCTACCTGCATCAAGCGCAGCATAAGCAAATGTGCCCGAACCCGAAAATGGATCACAAACCACACCTTTGTATTCTGACAAATTTTCAATAATAATTCGAGCAATATTTCTATCTTTTCTTCCTATAAACGGAAATGTTTGCTCTTTTTGATTTTTCTGATTTACTGCTGGTAATGCTGATTGAAGACTTATTATCGTCTGCCTCACTTCCTCTTGTTTCTCATAATCCAACAACCAATACATTATTTTTCCCTCCAGTAACCATTTTTATATTCAAAAACTGAGGATATGATATCAAGAAAGGAACGATATTTTCCAGCAAGCAATCCAAGATAGCCTTTTTCAACAGCATCCATTAGCATACCGTGATCATATAAATCTTGAGATGTTGTCATTTTTTTTGATGATATAATCTTTCTAGCGCATTCAATCGCTGCTTTTTCTGCGTCAAAAATTGAACCTTCAAAAATTAAGTGGTGTTGTGTACGTTTTCGAAATACAACAACATAATTGCCGTTGAGAGTGCTCTTAGGTGACATTACTGTTTTAAACGATTTCCTTGGCGCAGCAATTGGAGCTTGTCCTTGGTAAGCAAATCCATAATGACCCATTAAGTCAAGAATACTGCTCCATGACTTTAGATCAAAGCTATGATAAAACATAACAAAGTACCCGCCTTCTTTGACTGATATTGATGTTCGCTTTATGATACTACTGAATATGGTATTAAAATCACCAATATCTTTATTTCTGCTCGGCGCATCAGAAACTACAAGTTCGTTAATTAATTTCGTTGTTGCCTTATTGCTCCATCCCAAAATGTGGCTCCATAATTGACTATATTCCATATATGGTACTTGATCTGTATATGGTGGATCAGTTAAAACAAGATCAACAGATTGCTTAGGTAACTTTGAATACGAGATTTTTTGTGCTGGGGATTCAGCGACTAATACACCAGGTAATTCAACAAGATCTGTAAATTTTTTCACTTTTTTGGTTTGACATGCAGAATCCAAAAACATTAACCCACTGTAAATTGCATCCTTTTTTTGTCGTAATATTTTTATTGCATTTCTAGATGTAACGTTAATTTTGGGTATCCAATACGGCATTTGACTAGAAGCTTTCTTATCAGAGAGCTTGATTAAATTGATTGAAGAGGAAACTATCAACTCAAGTACTTGATAACCATACTGCTTCTTACGTCTTTTTAACTCTCCAATGATAATATCAAGTACAATCAAATTTCGGTAACAGAAATACATATAAACTGTATCATTCCGACCTATAGCAATGCGTGAATTTGGGATTAGAGATACATCAACAAGGTTATTTACTATTCGGTTTTTATATTGTAAATATTGTTCTGTAAAAGCATCTGATACATCTGATTTTTTTCTTGCAGATAATTTACCATTTATCATTGTTTTATACCAATATGAAGTAGGGATCAATTCATTCATCCCTTCCACTTTATTAAAGTGGCATCTCTCAATAATTCGAGTTTCTCCTTCTTCTTCAAAGTAATAAAAAGAGGTGCATTTATCCGATACAGATTCAACGAAATCATCTATAAGTGATTTAATTCTCGGTAAGTCCCATGATGAGAGTGATGTATTAGCAATATTATATGCTAGTGGATTGATATCTGTACCAACTGCTCTTATTTTTAACTTGCTTGCCTCAATAAGTGTTGTTCCAGACCCCATCATTGGATCATAAACGACACCATTTTCAGGACACAACTTCCATATAATTTCTCTAACAATATTATATGGCTTTCTAGCCATATAATTATGCATTAATCCTGCAGGATTATCTGTCTCTGGCTTTGTTTTGGATAATGTTTCCAAAAGTCTGAAGACCTGCTTCTGCCCTACAACTTTTCGAGCATTTATTGGTTTACCTGTAAAAAGATACTCGTGAACGTTGGAGGTCGATGCTCTACCCTGTTTTGAATGTTTAAGAGGAATATTTATCGTGTTAACAATGTAATGCTCATTCATAACTTCGAGAATATCATCAATTTCAACGATTGAATTAGATGAATAGCTGATTGTAAGCCAAGCTTTATTTTGTGCACATACTTTTATCATTTCCGTAAACGCTGAGAGCGCAGTTTTTCTCTTACCAAAATCAGAAACATTCCTATCCTCTCTATAACGTCCTATCGAATAGTCTTTAGTTTGAGGATTATTAGTTATTTTCGGGTAATCATATTTACATAATGTGTTAAGTATATGATAGTACCGCGAATAGTGTTCTTTGAAATATGGTGGATCAGCATATACCATTGTTGTCTCATCAAGTGGTATGCTATGCAGCAACTCAAGATAATCTATGTTATAACAATCTACACCAGGAGTTTTACAGCTTAATAATCCCTTAGAATTAAAATCATAAATAAATTGAGAAAATAATTCAATTATTGATGTACTACGTTTTTCAATTATATTTCTATACGAATTATTTCCATTAATTTTAAGAAATTGAGCAAAATGCGTGGTAGTAGATGCAGTATTACTCATAGCCGACATCAATGCAGTTAAAAGGACATTTTGTACTCTTTTATCCTCAACTAATTCGATGCAACCTCTAATTGCATCAATTTCACAGCATTGTTTTATACCAAAATATGCGTTAGCATAATAAGTTATAAAAAGCGCAGGGACTTCTAACATCTGTTCACCCTGTCCAGGGACCACCTTCGTAATCAATGATGATAGACCATTAAAAATCGGATTATGACTTGCACGAGAAATCACAGAAGGTGTGTCATTACAAAAAAATTGATATTCTCTAATAGCCTCTTCCGTAACAGGCCGATCAAAAAATTGCTCTTCAGCCATTATTGCATCTTGACAAAGATCCTTAATTACGTTTGCTTGAGATCTAATTGAGTCTAGTACTTCTTCAAATTTTGTAATTGGAAGCATACATCCATTTAATATTCCCTCATTCAATATATACGAATAATATTCCAAATCGTTGCTAATTACTGAAAAATGAGGTTTGAGCGCATAGCCAATTGTACCTGTTCCAGCAAATAAATCGACCACCGTTTCAATGTTTTTATTTTCAACTATAGGTGTACATACTTCGTTTAGAATACGCGATTTTGAGCCCATGTATTGTAATGTGTTTATCCCTAAAAAACTGGTCATATGTTTAACTCCGTTCATTAATCATAGTTAATTACGTTAATTTTCTTTCCTTCGACTGATTCTCAGGTATTATTTCAAGAATATCTGAAATAGTATAATCCAAATCTATGCAAATTTTCTGCAAAATCTTGGTGTTGACATGCTTGCTCTTACCAATTTTTGTAATCACCACAGAACTAATTCCAGCATTTTTTTGAAGATCTTTTTTCTTCATATTTTTTATCAAATAAGAGTTTTCAGAGTCTTTTGTAACTAAGTCCCATTATTTTCACCTTATCAAATAAGCTGAATCAACTTAAAAAAATTATAAAATCTGGCTTTAGCGTAACATTTTGATTCAATGCAAACAATCTAAAATCCTAACATTCGCAAGATTTATTTTCATATATTATCGAATGATAACTACAAAAAGACATTTATTCCAAAAGAAAATAAATTGTATATTATCTTCATATTATAAAAAATGATAAAACGCAAACCTATTAGTCCATCTATCAAACAAAATGTTATTTACTATCTAACTATCTTTACAATAGTACATATTTTAGTATTGCGACAGCAATATGGTCTACCATTAATCAAATTCAACATTATCAGAATAAAATATCAAAGAGCATTGAATTAGCTCAATCTGAATTTCTATGGACGCAAAATATTTAGTTAATTCACTTTATCGGACAAGCCCCACCAACACACTCTGAATCCTCAGATATTCCCTTTACACGATACCTCTCATCCACCAGTTCAAGTACCACACTAACATAGGGATGCCCTTCAATTTCTCTGACATCAATACGTCTACCATCATTAGTGAATGCGTATGGGTAGTCAATAAAATCAATCTTCAACTTAATCTACCCCTATTATTGTCTATTTTGAAGTGCTGTGACAACCCATTTAAATTTGTCACCGTTAGATCCTGTCTCATATTGCCAAAGATGCGGGATATCTCATCCAGGGGAGATTGTTTGGTAGCAAAGCCACGTTAGTACGCTCAAAAAGAGAAAATATTGTTATACGCAGTTAGGTTTATATTTTGTAATAAAAGGCTACACCAGTATTCTCATACTATACTTTCTACTATTTATTGTGTTATCTAAACTTGCTTGGAAATCATGAATATTGTGCTGAATAAAAAAAGCTTTATCTATGGTATCGAACCCAATAGAATTAAGTAGTCCATCAAGTAAGGCTTTTGCACCATATTCAGACTTTAGTAGTAATAAGTGATTTATTTCGTCATCTTTTTCAGGTTTGACATGTGTAAATTGATGACCAATATTACTGAAATAAATATACCCTATTTCATTATTTAGGCATTTCCCTCCAATTACTATTATCAGATTTTTAGTATCAAATTGCATCTCAAGAAATTTATTGTATGCATGTGAAGCAATATCATGATAATCTCTAGACGCATCAAAATTACAAGCAGATAAAAGAGCTTCGAAATATTCTACTCTTCCTGTAAATGCAATAAAAGTATTCGCGCTTAGGCTAAGTAATTTGGGATAGTCCTCTGTATTTATACTTCCATCATCACCGGTAACTCGCCCGTCTGCCATAATAGAAACATACTTTTTTGTTGCCAAGACAGTTATTATACTCATAATTCTTCCCCCAAATAAAAAAAATAGGAACCCCATGGAACTCTGGTTAAATCGTGATTGCTTATTAAGTTTACTTTCATATGATCCACAATATTCATTTCCTGTAGTTGTATCTGTGGAGTAATCTTCGTAAAAATAATCTGAGTCTGATCTCAGCAAACTTTTTTAGTAGCACATTTACATTTCTTACTATATTGAAATCACCAACTATTCTGAAATGTAGAAATCACCATTTGAAATTCCGCTCCGCTCAGGTCCTCTCTCATTCTACCCAGTATGTAGACCATTTCTTCGCCGTGAGCATCATTCTTTAAAGCTAAACGCAGCTTTTCAAGATACATAAGTTGAAGCCGATTCACGAGGCACCTCCTACTCAAAAAATAATGTCGGTTGGAATTCTTCATATGAGGCTGAATTGATCTTACTAAGTGGCAAATCAAAGAACTCAGAAAAAGCTTCAATGACAATATTCATATGACTCTTTCGCGCGAGAAACCTGAACTTATCCTCACTCTTTCTGAAAATAATCAGCAACTTACCATCACTATATCTAGCAGTAGCGTGAAGCAGTATCATTGCAAGCGCCTTTTTCTGGGATAGAATCATTATCGTCACAAAATCAATCCAGTCATCACTGGAAATGTATTTAATTTCTCTAGGTCCAAGGGTTTCATCTTCAACCGAGATAAGACTAAACTGTGCATTTCTAGCCTGCTCCCAAGGCTCGATCATGCCACTGATGAGAATAGTGGTTGGGGATCCGCAGGATGAACACTGCCTAGCACTGCTATTATGAATAACACTTACACTACAGTTATCACTCGTGCATCTATTTTTGAGAGGCATCCCACAGATCGAACAATAGGCGTCCCCTGCTTCAAAATGACTATTTGAGCATCTTGGACAAATTGTTAGCTGACCATTTTCATCAAGGATGATTCCATCATCATAGTTCATAGTGAGAACCCCTTTTGTAGAACTAAGCGCCGAAGCGCAAATTGAGCAGTAATTGTCGGTCGGCATTAACGTTGTATTTCCGCACTTCTCGCAAGTCGGGAATTTGCCAGATTCTTTAAGCTCCAAAACATTTAAATGAGTAAGTCTGACATCTAAGGCACTCAGGGACACATTAAATGTCCTAGCGACCAGGTCTAAGTCGCTAAAGTTAGCACTCTTGAGTGATCTCTCCGGCATCAGCAGGCGTCCGGCAAACTCGTCAGCTTCCAAATCCTCTTCTTGGTTAACAATAAGACTTTTATCTGAGTTAGGGATATACGCATGTTCAAGATAGATGTGGCCAAATTCATGAGCTAGAGTAAAGTTAAGAACACGATCTGAAGATTTTTCAAAATGATATCTTGCCCGGCCGCTTTCATCAAAGAGTTGAGATCGATTGACGATGACATAGTATAAATCGAATTCTTGGATATAAATGGTATTGGCTAAATGATTAGAACTTAGTTCAGAGGAAGACTGGATCCGGATGTTGAAGCGATCAGGGTTTCGATTGATATACTTTGCTATCTCAACACAGTCAACGATAGGATTTATCAGATTAAAATCACTTCTAAATGTTCTGACCGCACGATCAATCAAGGGTTCACGATGAGGCTTAATTTTGTACAAATCCTGAGTTTTCAACATCTCACCTCCCCAAAACAAAAAAGACACACAGAACAAACGTTCTATCATGTCTTTAATATACTCCTAATTTATAATGCCGTAAAGATGGCTTTTTTTTATTTTTTGCCTAAAGTATCTATGAGATTTCTAAGGAGGCCCTTTTCTTGCCCGCTGAGGCCACCTTTTGTAAAGCCTTCAAGTAGCTTCTTGATGGTCTCAATATCTTGAGGTGTACTTTTATTTACCGCTCTAGCTAGGACGTTGATGAGGTCTTCATCTTTGGATAGAATCTTATCAATTTTTCTTCGGTAAGAATCTATAATATTACCAGATTCGTCTTTATGGACGATATCATCAAAATTACCCCGATGTATGACTTCAGTCGTATATCCTGCCGCTGACATCAGTTCTTCCATGGTAATGCCAAGATGCGGTGCGATTGCTCTTAATATATGAGGTGACGGATTTTGACGCTGGCCACTTTCGATTCTAGAAAGTTCAGAGTTGCTGACGCCGCTCATCTGTGCTAGTTCAACTTGTGAGATCCCATTTGATTTTCTTAGCGATTTAATGAATTCGCCCAAATTCAAGTTTTTCACCTCCATCACAAACTATCTATGAACACAGTGTGAGTATTTCTCTTCATTACAAACTAATTATACCGCTACATTTGACAAATAGCAAATTATATTTAAGAAAGTATTGACAAACGAAAAGCTAATGTTGTAGGATATAATCATAATATCAGAACATGTGTTCTGTTTCAAGAATAGCTAAGAAGTTTCTCAAAAATGCTTGTGAAATAATTTGAAAGAGATGATCGCCATGGAAAAGGAGCTGCTTAAAATGAGGCTGCAAGTTAAATGTGCACATGACAAAAAGCGATTATTTGACCTTGATCCAAGAAAAGTTATAGAATCCTTTATTGAAATCAAATGTCCTCATTGCGGCACACTTAATATTATACAAATCGTAGATGGAAAAATTGAGGTTGCCGTCTCAAGAGAACGGTCTGACGCAAAATAGCTACACAATAACTTACAACTTTACATCTGATGTACCGAGCAACGGAGCCTGAAAAAAGAGCTACCAAATGGCCGGACAAGAGCTGACTTTATTAGCTTTTGTCCGGCTTTTTTGTTTTCAGCAATTTCATATTAAAGCCCGTGATCTTCATTTAAGCCGAAAGACTGCCGTTTAAAAAAAAACGGCGAGTTTTTAGGCTCATTTTGATGCCCTTTTCTCGCATGAGAAAGGGGTTTCAATATGTGTCCTCAAGAAAGCCAGAAGTTAATAAGAAAGAGCTTTACCAAACCAGATCGTCAAAAACGCTTAGAAAATGAAAAAAGTGTTAGCTCTGAAAAGCCTCTTGACCTTGAAAATCTCAGACAGAATTTCGAAGCATACGAAAGTCAGACAAGCGTGAAATACGAATATCGCTTTAACACAGAGACCATCACAATTCAGGTTGATCATGATGACTTTGACATTTTACTTGAGTTTGACCGAATGGAACGCAACCTCTATCAGAAAGAAACCCGTCGTCATGCATCATTTGAAGCCTTTAACCTTGATGGGAACCTGTTTGCGTCAGAGGAAGACCTTGAAGCTGAATATATCCAAAATGACACGTACCAATCACTCTATGATGCCATTGACCAGCTAATGCCCCAGCAGAAATCATTAATCATCAAAGTGTATTTCGAAAACCGATCACTTGTGAGTATCGCAAATGAAGAAGGCGTTGGTGAAAGCTCAATACGAGATCGCCTCAAGCGCATTTATAAAAAAATCAAAGAAAATTTGAAATAGCCCCCTGCGGATTTAACTCTGCCGTGAGCTACCTATGAAGAGATAAAAACTAAACTGCTCTTCAGAAAGTGGTGGTGATATGAAACACGAAATAAAAATCCAAGTAAGAAAGGGGGTCGTGGAAAGATGCGTTATTAAGGAGAAGTCAGTCCCCCTAATTAAAAAGATAGCGAATGGGCTATTTGGAAAGAAAAACAGGCTTATGTTACTTGTTCAGGAAGAAAAAGTCAGGCGGATGACAACCAAAAAGCACAGCGACGAGGATGATAAAAGTGACTAAAAATGAAATATCGTCCACGATCCCCCTGCCCATAAAAGTAAAACCTTATCATCATCAGACTGAGGCCTATAAATTTATATGCAAACAGTTTGGACTGAGCGTGGGCGATAAACAAGAGGACTCTAAGCTAAAGCAGAACCTCGAACACATCAATCAAAATATTTGATTCTGAAACAACACCATTTATACGGCACAGTAGTTAAGCGCCAAAGGTCAAAAGAGTGAGGTGATAAAGAATGTCAAAAGAAACGGCTTTGTCAAAAGGCGTTGCGCTTTTGATGGAATAGAGATGGGGACTGGAAAAAGCCTCACAGCCATTGCCGTTGCAGGCACGCTTTATCAAGAAGGAAAGATTAATCGAGTTCTCATCGTAGCGCCACTTTCTATATTGGGTGTCTGGAAAGAGGAATTTGAAAAATTCGCAAAGGTTGATTTTGAACTATTTGTTCTTACTGGAACGATCACTAAAAAAACTGAAACTCTGAAGGCGTTTCAAAGAGACAAACTGCAGGTGGCCGTTATCAATTATGAATCAGCGTGGCGAATGGAAAAAGAACTCCTTGCCTGGAACGCAGATCTGATCATCGCCGATGAAGGTCATAAGATTAAAACGCATAATATCTCAGCATCTAAAACGATGCATCGCTTAGGACTAAAAGCCAGGTATCGTCTTCTGCTTACAGGAACGATCATCACGAATAAGGCAATTGATGTATTTAGTCAGTACAAATTCCTAAATCCGACTGTTTTCGGTCAAAGCTTTTATACCTTTAGAAATCGCTACTTCGACATGGTCGGCTACGGAAATTATACACCTGTGCTAAAAGCATCAATGGAGACGGAGTTTACTCAAAAACTTCACAGTATCGCATACCGCGTCACAAAAGCCGAGTGCCTTGACCTACCTGAAATGACTGATGTAATTCGTAAAGTTGAACTGGAGCCTGCAGCAGAAAGGATGTATAGGACCCTCATCCAGGACAGCTATGCAAGTTTAGAGAACTCAGAAATTACAGTAACTAACATTTTGACCAAGCTTCTCAGACTCTCTCAATTAACCGGGGGATTTATTGGGACCGACGAAGATTCAAAAGTTCATAAGGTAAGTAGTGCTAAGTTAACGGTGTTAGAAGACATCATTGATGGGGTGCTGCAAGAGGGTCAAAAGCTGGTCATCATTGCGCGCTTTATACCTGAAATTGATGCCATATGCAACCTGCTTGATAAAAAAGGGATCAAGTTCGCCTTAGTAAAGGGCAGCATCAAAGACCGCGCTGGTGAGGTTAGCCGCTTTCAGTCAGATCCTGAGGTTCAAATCTTTGTAGGCCAGATCGCCACAGCAGGTCTTGGCATTACCCTTACAGCAGCGAGCACCATGGTGTTTTATTCCCTAGACTATTCCATGTCCAATTTTGAACAAGCGAAAGCTCGGATTCACCGAGCTGGCCAGAAGTATCCATGTACCTATCTTTATCTCATTGCCAAGGGCACCATCGATGAAAAAGTCCTTATGGCATTAAGAAAAAAAGTAGGGCTAGCTAAAATGCTCATTGATGATTACCACAAAGGCATGAATCCATTTGGAGTTGAGGGAGGAGAACCAATTGGCAAGTGAAAAATTATTTGAACTGGCGGACCGGCTAAAATCTCTACGTGATGAAAAAAAAGAAGCCGACCAGCACCTTAAAGATTTAACTGCAGAAATTGAACGTGTAGATTTTGAGCTGTCAGAAATAATGATGAACACGGAAACGCAGAACTTCACACGCTCTGGGACCATGTTTTGTCTGACAACAACGACAAGAGCATCGGCGACTTCAGGTAAAAAAGAGGATTTGTATAAAGCACTTAAGGACACGGGCTTTGGCGATTTAGTGTATGAAACCGTAAATGCCAATAGCTTATCCGCATTTGTCAAAGAACAGATCTCTGAAAATGATGACGCACTACCAGAATGGCTTAATGGGCTCGTCAATGTCTTTGAAAAGACCACAGTAGGTGTGCGTAAAGCATCAAAATAGCTTGACTTAAGAAGCCGATGAAACCAAATGCGACATAGAAAACTAAACTCATGGAGGTTATTAAAATGACGAAAAGTAGTGACATCACAACAACAGAGGATCAAAAAGGATTTATGAAACTCGCAGAATTTAATTTAAGTAGCGCCATCGCAGAAGAACTTGATGGCCTTGATATTGGATTTGAGCGCATCAAAATACCATCGGCTGGAAGCACGGTCTTTGAAGTACCTGGTGAAGATCCAGGCGAACCGGATGCAGTTAAGGAATTTTCCGCTGTGATTCTCTATCACCATCCCATTCATGCTTATTACGCTTCAAAATATACCGGTGGTAACAACCCGCCTGACTGCGGCAGCTTCGATGGGATCACAGGTAATGGAATTCCAGGAGGCAGCTGCGCTAAGTGTCCATATAATCAATTCGGTACTGGAGATAATGGCAGCAAAGCCTGTAAGAACCGAAGAAGGATCTATGTTTTAAGGGAAGGAGAAATTTTTCCACTGCTTCTTTCACTGCCAACCGGATCCCTCAAAGAATTTTCGCGCTATGTGAAGAGACTTCTCAGCCGAGGAAAAAAATCAAATGCTGTCGTGACGCGGTTTTCATTAAAGAAAGCTACCAATAATAGCGGCATTGCCTATTCTCAGGCGCAGTTTGCTTTTGATCGTCATCTTACGGATGAAGAATATGCCCTCATTAGCATTCTTTCAGGCCAGGTCAAAGCTCATAGTCAACCTTTCGACTATGATTCTGAAATGAACGATGAAGACATCATGATTGATACAGAAACGGGAGAAGTCATAGAGCCACTGAAATAAGAATAAGCCCTAGAGTAAGGGTGGAGCTAGTTCTACCCTTACTGCTAGGCCATAGGAGTGAAAGTATGTCTTATCGATGCATCGTGACAATTAATGAATTGAAAGCCTATCTGTTGAGTGCAAGTATCATAGCATTTGACATTGAAACTTCACCGCGCGATGGGTACCGAAATGTTGAAAAAGCAGCCCTTGATCCTCACAAGTCTTCAATCACTGGTGTCAGTTTTTCAAAAACTGAAGGCGACGCGATCTATATTCCACTCGCACATCGCAGTAGTCAAAATGTTGAGGATCAAGATGTAATTCTCGATTATCTTACAAATGCTGTTTTTCAAAATCCACTTGTGATCAAGGTGGCCCATAATCTTGCATTTGAGTCCAGTTTTCTCTATGCAAAAAACATTGTCATTCAGTCGCCAGTTTATGACACCATTGCCGCCTCGCAGCTCACCCTCAAAAGCAGCATGGAGTTTAGAAAACTCTCCGATAGCGGTCTAAAGACTTTAGTACCTGAACTTTTTGACGTTGAGATGCCTAGCTTTAAAGATGTAACCCAAGGCAAACACTTTGACGAACTTGATCCTCAGGACCCCGAGACCATCAGCTATGCCTGCGCTGACTCTGATTACACCCTGAGGTTATATCACCTATTCAATGGCTGGTTCGACCGATATCTACCCAAACACCGATCCATCGTTGAAGAGGTTGAGTCACCAACGTCTGTCTTTGTTGGGCTCATGAAATATAACGGTATTCTAATGGACCAGGACTTGATGCTGCAAAAACAAAATGAAGCTGAAGCACATTTATCAAAGCTCAGGGAAGATATCGCTTTCATTACGGGTGATGTTCATATTGGTTCAAATGCGAGTACATCAGCATTCAAGAAATATTTATATCAAGATCTTGGCCTACCCGTGCTGAAAACCACTGCGAAACATCAAGAAGCAGCTGATGATGAAACGATGATTTTACTTGAAGAGTGGTGTAGGGACAATAAGCCAGAATTAGCAGGACTATTTGAGCTAATTCAGGGGTACCGAAAATGGGGCAAGCTTAAGAGCACTTATATCGATGGCTATCTTGAGCACATTAACACCGCAACAAAAAGGATTCATCCTGACCTATTACCACTAGGAACTGCAACAGGACGATTTGCTTCAAGAAAGCCCAACTTCCAAAACTGTTTTGACCATCACACGGAAATTTTAACCAAGCGAGGATTTGTGGCATTTAATTTACTAAACGATGCTGATGAGGTTGCACAGTGGGACAATGGCGAAATAACATTTGTAACTCCCGTGGCAATTATTGAACAAGAATTTACGGGAGAGTTAGTTCAGCTATCCAATCAGCACATCGATTTATGTATGACGCCGGACCACCAATGTCTACTTCAAAATCGAAGAAATCGGCAATATTTTATTGTCCCCGCTAGTGAGTATGGAAGTGATAGCAAGCAGCTCCATGCAGGTCAATATCACTTTGGGGATATGAGACTTACTTCAGCGGAAATTATCCTTCTCGCCGCCACTCAAGCAGATGGTCATTATCATGATTCAGGAATTGATTTCACCTTCTCAAAAGCCAGAAAATATCGCAGATTAATACAGGCAGTTCACGAGTTAGAAATACCCCACTCGGATTATGTTAGGGCAGATGGGCGAGTTCATATTCGTCTTTTGAAAAGCCAAACCTCAGCATGGTTAATTGACTTTCTTGGAAGCGAAAAAACATGGAATGAAAAACTATTAGACTATGACAGGCAAACAGTCAAAGGGATACTATCGGAAATTGTCCATTGGGACGGTTGTTTTACACGAGGGAATCAGTACAGCAGTTCAATTAAACAAAATGCTGACTGGATGCAGATTTTATATGTTTTGACAGGTCGCAGGACAAACATTAGGGAGTATCATAACTCAAATCCAAACTCTGTAACGAATTATCAGCTGGATGTTACTGAGCGAGATTATAGTTTGACCACAAATATACGAAGGGAAAAATTATCCTACTTCGGCAAGGTATACTGCGTCAGTGTACCAAGCGGCTATATCGTAGTTCGCCGGAATGGCAAGGTTTGTATCACTGGAAATTGTCCAAGACAAGACAACGATCCAATCGGGGTACGTAATTTTATCATCGCACCTGAAGGCAACGTACTTCTATCTCTTGACTTTTCCCAGATTGAACTTCGCGTAGGAGCTTTCTACTGCCGGGATGAAGCGATGCTTAGCACATACCTGACAGGTGGAGATATTCACGCTCAGACGACATCGGTCATTTACAGAATTCCCTTTGATCAGGCAAGAGATAAAACAGACGAGAACTATAAACAGCGACGCGCCATAGCAAAGAACTGTAACTTCGGAGTATTCTATGGTCTCTTTCCAAGGGGCCTGCATCGCAATCTCAAATTTAAAGCTGGGCTTAACACAACACTCTCAGAATGTGAAGAGATCATTGCGAATCTGAAAATAGGCTACGCGGCGCTATCAACCTGGCAGGAAGAAGTTAAGAAAAAGGCTGCCCTGAGAAAGTACACCGAAACCTATCTTGGTCGTAGAAGATATCTGCCAGATATTACGTCTAGCGACTGGGGAAAGAAAAGCTTTGCAGAAAGATGCGCACTTAATACACCTATTCAAGGAACGGCAGCAGATATTTTAAAGCTAGCCCTGAATCGAATCCTTGATGGTTTACCCGAGAGAATGTGGCTAAAACCGCTACTTCAGATCCACGATGAACTCCTCTTTGAACTACCAAAAGAAAAGCTAAAAGAGGCTGTGGATTTTATTAAAGCCTGTATGGAAGAAAGGCCCTTTGTGGATTTTGACGTTCCAATTGTTGCTGATTCAGCATTTGGACCAGATTATGGCCAGCTGAAAGACTGGGCGGAGATCGACTTTTAAGCTCATTTAAAAATGAAAATAATTCTTATGGAGGTAGCTATGACCATCAGTAAATATAACAGTGAAAGATATCTGGATCTTACCGCTTATGAAGCGTTATCAGCGATTGATAGGGAAACGAAAAAAGAAAATTATAAGCCACTCATATTTATCTGCTCACCCTTCGCCGGGGATATTGAAGAAAATCTGATGCGGGCAAGGCGATACTGTCAATTTGCCCTATCCCAAAATACCATTCCAATTGCACCACATCTTCTTTTCCCTCAGTTTATGGACGATAGTTGTCCAAAACAGAGAAAACTGGCCATTTTTATGGGGCTCGTGTTGTTATCCAAGTGTAAAGAGCTTTGGTATTTTGGAGATCATATTTCACCTGGGATGAATATTGAGATTTCAAAAGCACTTAAACGCGGCATCACTATTAGACACTTTAACATCGACTGCACGGAGGTGGAGGATGCGTGAAGCCGCTTGAAATACCACTTGAAGAATTCCTGCGCCCCTTCTTTGACCCTGGAGAAATGATCTGTTTAAGGGTTTTTGATGACCGGAAGTCAGGGACCTTTAAGGGTGCGAAAATTGAAGCGTCACTTGAAAAAATCGATTTGATCAGAGAAACGCTTAAGAAACACAATGAAATGCATAGAGGCATCTACTTCGTGGTTAATTTCGGTGGCCATGAAGACATCGACATAAAAAGAATAAATGCTCATTTTATGGAGTGTGATGATTTATCTTTTGAAGAGCAAATGATAAAGATTGAAGCATTCCCACTGGAACCATCGTTAATCGTTAAGACTCAAAAGTCGCTTCATACCTACTGGTTAATGAAAGATGCCAGCGTGTCAGATTTTCGAATGATTCAAAAAAAACTTGCTGCTCATTTCGAAGGCGATAAAACCTGCGTAAATGAAAGCCGCGTCCTGAGACTCCCAGGATTTAATCACTGTAAGGGCTCCCCTGTTATGGTGGCATGCATTAAATTTAATCCTGAGATTCGATATACTCAGGCAGAGCTCAAAGCAGTGCTACCCGAGATGCCAGATGAACCTCGAATGGATTCCGCGCAGCGACTTAATGGTTCCCGGCGAGGACTGACATTAGTCCAGGATGGATGCGAATTTATCAAGCACTGCCGGGAAAATGCCGAGTCACTGCCAGAACATGACTGGTATGCCATGATCACTAACCTCGCCGTGTTTGAAGGTGGAGAAAAATTAATCCACGAGTTGTCACAGCAATACCCTGAGTACAATCGAGAAGAAACCAATGGCAAGATCCAGCACTTCCTCGAAAGTGGCACTAAGCCCATGACCTGTAGAACCATTGCAGAGAAAGGATTTTTTTGTCCTAGGATGGAAGATGGCAGTTGTGGTTTTAAAGCGCCTGCTGCCATGAGCTATAAGCCCTTATCAATTGAGGCACTTAAGGACCAACTCCAGAGGATTGCTTTCAAGAAGGCTGCCATCGACAATATCGATTCTGCACAGGCGTTCGTCAAAGAATATCTCTATAACGTTGAACCGGTCATCGCTGAGATATTTATAAAGTATGAAATAAAGGAATATTTCAGCCTGAAACTACCGGATGTCAAACCACTGGTGCTGCTTTATAGAGAGATCTATAAAAAATACTCAAATAACAAGGAAACTCGTAAAGCGCTAAACGAGCAGGAACTTCCAGAGTGGTATGAGATCACTGAACAAGGCAGTGTTAAATTCATTCCAGGGCTACTTGCTGAACATATGGCAGCGAGTGTTGATGCCTTCTATGGCGCGGGTAGCTACTTCAAATATGAAAATGGCGTATATAATGCGACTGAGGATCTGTGGGCAGCAGCCAAAGCCCGTGAGTTCATGATTCCTCGCTACGCAAGAATGATGGCTATCAGTGACGTGGCAGGTCAGTGGAAGATGCTAATCAGAAAATCAGTCAGGGAAATCAACTGTAATCCCTTTATCATTAATGTTAAGAATGGGTTGTATAACGTTCTTGACGATGGATTTAAGCCTCATACACCAAAATACTACTCGACGGTTCAGCTCATGGCAGCATACCACAAAGACACCGAATGCCCCAACTTCTTAACTTTTCTTACCAGCGTGCTTGCGGAGCAAGAAATATATTTACTTCAAGAGATTTTTGGATATCTACTCATTCCAGTAAACAAAGCACAGAAATCCTTCGTTTTTGTTGGTGCGCCTAATGCAGGTAAGTCTACCCTACTCTCCGTTGCTCAGGAGATTCTACTGGGGGCTGAAAATGTCAGCAATATTCCGTGGCAGAGCCTTGGAGACCGTTTTAATAAGGCAGAACTATTTGGAAAGCTCGCCAATATCTTTGCCGATCTGCCTTCAAAGAGTATTGATGATAATGGCATGTTTAAAGCCTTAACTGGTGAAGATTATATTACCGGCGAGAGGAAAAACAAGGATCCGTTTACCTTTCGTCCCTATGCCCGCCTACTTTTTTCATGCAATGAAATTCCAAGAAACTATGGCGACCGTAGTGATGGTTTTTACAGACGTCTCATCATCATCAGATTTGATAAATCGGTACCAAAAAGCATGCGCGATCCTGACCTGCGCGAAAAATTATCAGAGGAATGCGACGGGATTCTGGTTTGGGCGATAGTGGGACTCAAGCGTCTAATCGGCAATAACTATGAATTTACCCAGACCGAACGTACCCAGGCTGAGCTGCAGCGATACAGAGTTGAGAACAATAGTGTTCTTTCTTTCGTCGAAGAATACTGTGAACTATCGGATGTCGGGGTAGCGGTGAGAGATGAGCTCTTTTCAAGATACAAGGAATACTGTAACAGCGCAGGACTAAAACCATTATCACAGACTAACTTCAACAAAGAAATCGAACATAGCCATCAAACCGTTAAGAGAGGAAGAGACAAAATCTCAAAACGAAGGACATGGGAAGGCATCTCATATTGTGAAGGAGGAAAGGGGTAAAAAAAACCGGCTTAATAGACCGGCGTAACCGGATCAGAACCGGGTCTAGGCACTCTGAAACCCTGCAAATTAGCGACTTGTACCAACATGACCAGGTTTTTTATATTTCTTACGTAATTCATAAAAAATGATATATATAGGTGTAGTTTTGCAGTATACAATAAGGAGTAAAAATTTGTTGGTTTTCCCGGTTCTGCTGGTTCAAACTCCATGATATTTATGGCAGAGAAGAATATTGTAATAGCAATTCTAAGACATCTAAAGACTGTGCCAAACTGCTTCTGCTGGAAGGAGCATGGCGGTATGTATGGCACAGCCGGTATTCCCGATATCATTTGCTGTATTGATGGTAGGTTCGTCGCATTTGAGGTGAAGACACCATCGGGAAAGCTGACTAAGTTACAGGAGATCACAATACAAAGAATCAATGATGCAAAGGGCAAAGCCTACAAAGTGACAAGTGTCGAGGAAGTTATACAAATACTTGATCGCTTGGAGGACTGACCATTATGGATAAAAGAGAACTCTCTCAGCTTTACTGGTTGAATCGTGAAATTGAAGAAATACAAAGACGCATCGCTGAACTTGAGGCGCTGGCAACAGGCTGTACAGTCAGAATCACCGGCTTACCTAAAGCCCAAGGCCTAAACGATAAAATCGCAGAATATGTTGCAGAAATAGCGGATCTAAAATGCCTTCTCGACCTCGACTTAAAGAAATGCTTCTTTGAGCTTAACCGGCTGAACCGCTACATCAACAGCATTGATGACAGTCAAATACGAATGATTCTCTCCCTTAGATATATTAATGGCCTTCCCTGGGAGCAAGTCGCAGCAAGTATCAGTTATTCACTGTCTGGTGAGTCAGTCAGAAAGGCGCATGATCGATTCTTGAGTAAGTAGTAAAAAAGTTGTCCGTTTTGTCCGGTCGCTTTATGATACATTGATAGTGTGGAAGAAATCAAAGTCGACTAAATCCTTTGCAGGGTTGAAACTGCTCTGGCTTTTCTATACCAATATAGGAAAAAAAGCGTTGTGGTTATAAATCCACAGCGCTTTTTTAGACCTTATTTCAAATAATACCGAAACACCCTTGTTGAACTTCTTTTACTGTATGTATCATGGATGACATGGTAATCACAAAACTCCTCAAGAGTCTCCATAGCCGCGCAGACGGATGGCATTCTATTTAATAGTCCCATATCTCTATGAATATCACCAGACCTTAGGTCAATACTATCTGTACCATTTTTTTTAGCTTCATAAAGAATTTCAGAAATGAAGGCTCTGATTTGATCAGTTTGACCTATGTTATTTTTTTTCGATCTATATATAAACCGATCTGAACTATAGTCCACTCGCTGTTTATTCGTTTTGTTTTTTAATTCAAAGGCTTCTGATTTGAAAGCATACACAATATACTGCGAAATTAGCTCTTTTAGAATATCATTTGCATTCTCGTTTTTTAATGATAGAGCTGTATTAAATTTGTTTAGTAGATCACTATCAAGCTCTACATTAAAAATTTGAACATTTGACAACTTATTTCCTCCATTCTGAAATGTAAAACTAGTTCTCTCATTCATTAAAAGCTTTTACGCATACCAAAAACAACCCAAAATCAAAAATCAAAATCTTGAAAAGTGGTATATTTGTAAATGAATTCAAATTCTGATTCGTTTTCAAGAAAGGCATCCACTATCTCAGGATCAAAATGCTTACCAGAATTCTGTCTTATTATTTCAACAGTTTCAATATGTGAATACGGTGACTTGTACGGCCGTTTTGAACGCAGCGCGTCATAGACATCAGCAACTGCCATAATCCTTGCTGATACAGGAATTTCTTCCTCAACAAGGCCTTTAGGATACCCTGACCCATCCCACTTTTCATGATGGTACAAGGCTATTCTTGATCCTAATATTATGAAATTGTTATTTGGAAAGCGCTTGAGAACTTCGTTTAGGGTTTTAGCACCAATAGTTGTGTGCTTTTTCATAATTTCAAATTCTTCATCTGATAACTTACCAGGTTTTATAAGGATTGAATCCGGAATACCGACTTTACCGATATCATGGAGTGGTGCTGCTTTTGCAAGGTCATCAATATAGAGCTCTGTCATTAATTCACTATATTTTGCATTTGATCGTAGTTTTTCTGCGATGAGTCTGCAGAATTTTGAAACTCTAACGATATGCGCTCCAGTGTCGTCATCTCGCATCTCTGCAAGCTTTACTAATGAGTAAATAGTGGCTAATCGCGACTCAACTATTTCGGTTTCTTGTTCAGTGATCACTTTCATTTTCTGTTTGTATTTATCTGAAAAATATCCGACTATTAGGGCAATAAATATGTATATGAAAATCCGAAGATGCCAGTTAAGCGGTTGCTGCATCGTCATATCAACGGTATTCAAGGGCATGTGAGGTCCGAGTAGAAGTCCGCAGACAATAGCATGAAAAACTCCGTATTTTTTTCCAAGAGCAGAAGACAAAATTGAGATTGGAATAAACATTAGATTTGCAAATATGGTTTTTGTTCCACCATGATAATACACAAAAAAGGCAATCAGAAACGATATTAAATATGAAATAATTGTAATAGTGATTTTTATAATTCTTTGTTTTTTTTGACTAGAATTGAGAATTAATTCGTCCATATATGCCCCTTTATCGATTTAATAGCGTTCAAAACACGTTTACCATTTATTATTATACATTAATCAACTAAATTTTGGATTACAAATTTGTAAAAACATCTAATTTACACAAAATTGAAATAATTTTTATTTTTATAAGGATTCTAAGAAAAATAATTCTTTATTAAAGAATTTACAATTAAAACTATATGGGATTATCTAGAAAATACTGAATGTTGTCCGTTTTGTCCGGTCGCTTTATGATACATTGGTAGTGTGGAGGAATTTGAAGTCAACTTGAACCATAGTTATCCGACACATATAGCTTGTGATAATATATCATTATCTTTTTAATAATAAATGTTTCAATTGATACAAAATAATTGTTTTTTATGTTTAAAGTATCTATAATAAGTATATAATACGACTAGGAGGACTGGATATTGGGCGGAGTTATTCAAACTTCAGGTAAATATTTAGATTATTCAATAGAGGAAATCAAAGAATACTTGGAAGAGCTGAAAAGATTAATATCGAACAATCAGTACACAATATCTAGAAGAGATGAAAACGATGCATTTGCATTCGAATATAGAATAGATTCTGCAAAAGGTATAGAAATTCTTCTGAACCTCCAATATTGCGACTTTTGCTATGCTGCTACAAATTATAAGCCAGAGTATGCACACGAAAGACTATTTGTATTTTGCAAAGAATATGAACTGGACCATTGGGGAAACTATGAAATGGTTGAAATATACATTAAGACTAATTTGACGCAAATGAAAAATGGAAATGATTATATCATTGTGATTTCATTTCATAAACTAAATAATCCTATCAAGTATTTATTTAGATAATGACTTTGTTTAATAGCTTTTCTAGGAGGTGTTAGCATGATGACATTTTGTGAAGAATGCCGCGAAATGGTGGCATATAAAATAAAAACCCTTCATATGACAATGGAGATCAAAGGAAAAAGCATTGAATTTGAGGGAAAAGAAGCTTATTGTCCTGAATGCGATAGTAAATTGTTTGTTGCAGAATTAAGAGATTACAATTTGAAACAGTTGGATATAGCTTACAGAAAAGCTGAAAATCTAATCACTGTATCTGAAATTGAGCATCTTCTTCAGAAATACAACATTGGAAAAAGACCTTTATCCAATTTGCTTGGATGGGGAGATATTACTTTAACTAGATACTTGGATGGATCTATCCCAACAAAACAATATTCAGATAGACTTCTTGAAATTTCCGGAGACATAAATGCAATGGAAGCAATTTTAGACAAAAATAAAGAATTGATTGCAGATTCGGCATATAAGAAATGTATTGAAGCTATTGAAAGAACTAAAAGCTTATCTTCGACAAATATCTTTGAGAAGAAAATTGATAGCGTTACTAAATATTTACTTTTAAGATCATCAGAAATTACGCCATTAGCCTTACAAAAACTGTTGTACTATACGCAGGGATTTAATAAGGTTTTTAACGATGTGTTCCTATTTGAGGAAGACTGTGAGGCATGGTCCCACGGTCCAGTATATCCAGAGATTTATCACAGTTATAAAAATTTCGGCTATAATCCAATCGAACTTGAAATTTCATATGATGATTCTCAATTAAACATTTCTAGCAGTGAGAAGGAAGTATTAGATGCTGTTATTGGAAACTTTGGATGTTATAGCGGTAAAGTACTTGAATTAATGACGCACTCAGAACAACCATGGTTAACAACTCGAAACGGTTTAAGCGATATTGCCCCCTCTAATGAGCCAATTGAAAAAGAATTAATAGCAAAATATTTTGAGCAGATAAAAGATAAGTACAACATGCTGAGCACCACCGATATCAGAGACTATAGCAAAGATTTGTTTGATAAGCTTTTTAGATAATCCGCTTGATCATTTCTTGCTTTAGAGAGCTGATTCTAGATTATAATCGAGAATTAACCAGAAGCCTTTGCAGGGCAAACCTGTGAGGGCTTTTTCTATACCTAAAAGAAGGTGATCTTAAGTGCCCAATAGACCTAAACGCCCCTGCTCTCATCCGGGATGCCCGAAGCTGACAAGTGGAAGGTTCTGCGAGGAACACGCTAAACAGGAAGAAAAACGCTATGAGAAGTACGATCGAGACCCTGCTATGAAGAAACGATACGGTAGATCTTGGAAGCGGATACGTGACCGATACATTGCCGCTCACCCGCTCTGTGAACAGTGTCAAAAACTTGGACAAGTCATTCCAGCCACAGAGGTGCATCATATCAAGCCACTGTCTCAGGGTGGCAGTCATGATTTTTCGAATCTGATGGCACTTTGTACCTCTTGTCACTCAGAGATCACTGCACGCGAAGGTGGTCGGTGGAAACGTCGCAATCACAACCCCCTAGGGGGGCATTAAATCTCTACAACCCTCAAACACTTGACCGGCCCCGAAGCTTCGCGCGAAAAAATGCAGGTTCAAACGGGTGATTAACCAAAAATATCCAAGGGAGGTCGCGGCACGTGGCTAAAGATGGCACCAATCGAGGCGGAAGGCGTGTTCGCGCCGGCGATAAACCTCAAGCACTGAATGACAAAATCACAAAAGGAAAAGCAGCTAAGGTGCTTGAAGTGCCAGATCTTCATCCTGAATCCATTTTGGAAGTTGAGGATCTAGATGGCGCTGCAGACCTCTACGGTGAGGATATGCCCTCCCCTAGCGATTACCTCAGCTCAAGACAAAAGGATGGTAAACCTCTCGGAGCTGACCAACTCTTCATCGAAACCTGGCGCTGGCTTAAAGACCGCGGATGTGAGAAGTTCGTAAATCCAAGGTTAATTGAAGCTTATGCCCAGGCCTTTACACGCTATATCCAGTGCGAAGAAGCTATCAGCTTGTATGGACTCCTTGGCAAACATCCTACTACTGGTGGCGCGATGGCTAGCCCCTTTGTTCAAATGAGTCAGTCATTTCAGAAACAGGCGAACCTTCTCTGGTATGAAATTTTCGACATTGTTAAACAGAACTGCACGACAGCCTTCGTGAGCAATCCTCAGGAAGATATCATGGAAGCACTGCTATCTAAACGGAAAGGACGGTAACATCAATTGAAAACAGCTGAACGATTTGAAAAAGTCAATATTGATCATCTTGTTCCCTATGCCAGAAATGCCCGGACCCATAGTAAAGAACAGATATTGCAACTTCGAGCGTCCATTAGAGAATTTGGTTTTCTCAATCCCGCGTTGATTGATAAAGATTTAAACATTATCGCAGGTCATGGAAGGATCCTTGCAGCCAAAGAAGAAGGCTTCACAGAAATCCCTTGTGTGTTTGTCGAACATCTGACTGAAGCTCAAAAGCGCGCCTATATCATTGCTGATAATCGTCTGGCACTGATCGCTGGGTGGGATGTCGAGATGCTCTCCGTTGAGCTGTCTGATTTACAAGGCGTTGAGTTTGACCTATCGCTTCTTGGCTTTGACGATGCTGAACTTAATAAGCTCTTGGGTGGTATGGAAGATGTTAAAGACGACGACTTTGATGTGGAAGCAGAACTTCAAAAGCCTGCCATTTCTCAGCTTGGGGACCTTTGGCTTCTCGGAAAGCACCGAATGGTCTGCGGTGACAGTACAAAAGCAGAAACCTTTGATCTACTAATGGACGGAAAGCTAGCAAATCTAACAGTTACGGACCCCCCATACAATGTAAACTATGAAGGGTCAGCCGGAAAAATTATGAATGATCATATGGCAGATGAAAAATTTTATCAGTTCCTACTGGATGCTTTCGTTTTGACTGAAAAAGCTATGGCAAAAGATGCCAGCATTTATGTCTTCCATGCTGACACTGAAGGTCTCAATTTTCGAAAGGCTTTTTCAGATGCTGGCTTCTATCTATCAGGCACATGTATCTGGAAAAAGCAATCGCTAGTTCTAGGACGATCCCCTTACCAGTGGCAACATGAACCTATCCTCTTCGGCTGGAAAAAGTCCGGTAAACATGCTTGGTACACAGATCGTAAACAGACCACCATCTGGGAATTTGATAAGCCAAGGAAAAGTGGGGATCACCCAACTTCAAAGCCAGTGCAACTCATCGCCTATCCAATTGTGAACAGCTCAATGACAGGTTGCATTGTACTGGATCCATTCGGCGGCAGCGGTTCGACCGTTCTGGCCTGCGAGCAAACAGACCGAATCTGTTATACCGTAGAACTTGATGTAAAATTCTGCGATGTTATAACAAAAAGGTACATCGAAATGGTCGGATCGGATAAGGATATCTATCTCATACGAAATGGAAAGAAAGTCTGTTATTCCGACGTGGTAGACGAGTCTAGCACGTCATAAATTTACACATTCCGTTCAAAATCAAACCTGTAAAATACCTTGAAAATAGCTAAATAACCCTTGCTATTCCCAAGCTTGTGAGTGATATATGTACTAACCAAAGAAGCGAAGGAGGCTTAGGGTTATGGAAATAAATTTTAACGTATCGGGTATAAATCGAAAGGAACTCGTCACAGCCATTGGTGAACTTGTTGGTAAACCAATTATCTACAGAGGTGCACCTACATTTTCATATGACGTCGGTGACTTTTCCATCGACAAAAGCGGCACCCTCCTCTTCCCTGTCACAGCGGACAGCGACCTGGTCAGCAAAGTCCTAACAGGCCTATCAGAAAGAGGGTTTGATTTTGATGAATCCGAAATGATGAACAAGCTCAGCATCGAGATGCCACTTGAGGGGTTCACCGAGGAAAGTATTGCGAAACTTGATAAGCTCATATCAAGTAAGGCAAGCCTGATCAAAAAAGCGCTCGGTGCAGCGGAACTTGCCATTGAAAGAACAGAGGCCACTCTCAAATTCCCATGGTTTAAGTTTCCTGCCACGAGCGATGAAGTGGCTGCCTATTCTCAATTCATTAGTGCACTCTGCACTGCTGCAAAAGAACAAAGAAAGGTCACAGCGCGCGAGAGAGTCGTCGACAATGAAAAATTCGCATTCAGAGTATTCCTGATCCGACTTGGATTTGTGGGAGATGAATATAAGCTAACGAGGAAGATTTTGCTTCGTAACCTTAGCGGCAGCTCGGCGTACGCTTCTATCCACCCTACTAAAGCTGATCAGGATGAAAGTTTAGTGAGCGAGGTCAATCATGAATAAATTTCCTTCAAGAGAAACTGTCATTCACCTTCGGAGTCAATATCCACGCGGCACAAGAGTTCAACTGGTTCACATGAATGATCCCTATTCATCACTAGAGCCTGGCGATCAAGGCACCGTCGAGTTTATCGATGACACTGGTACCATTTTCTGCAGTTGGGATAACGGATCTACCCTCGGTGTGGTTTACGGCGAAGATGCCGTTAAAATATTAATAGACTAGAACAAGAAAACCAATGTGTCATATCAGCCACATAAAGAAGGAGGCCCTTACAGTGAAAGCGCTGTTTGGCAGAAAAATTTCGGACATTGATGAACTTAATGAATTAACTGTTTTGGCAATAAAGGACGGATTTTCACCTGAAGATTATGTCGTTACAAAAGAAGTCATCCTCAGTGATTTAGACTTTAAAGAACTCACAGCAGATCTACTCAAGGATCAGCCCTGGATCACCAAGGACGACGGTGGCCCTAATGAAGATGGCGAACTCAGATGTATCAGGGTGATAAACCAATCAACAGGTGAAAAGCTCCTTATTAATTCAGAAGGGTATGATTTCCCCTAGGTACACAGCCCTTGAAAAATAATAAAAGCAGGCTTAAATGCCTGCTTCTTTCATATGTTTGATGCACTCATAGCAATAGAATTTACCTTTGATTTTAATGATATCCTTGGTTTTATCACAGAGCGAACAGTGAGGCGTGCATTTTTTTAGGGTCATGGTGTCGTCCTCGATGAAAACTTCTAGATAATCTCTTTCCATGATACCAAACTGCTTTCTAAGTTCGATGGGGAGTACGACTTGGCCTAGTTCGTCTACTTGTCTGATAATACCAGCCGATTTCATTGAACCGCTCCTTTAACTTTAATATGTATTTAATGGTATCTTAATCCAATTCCAAAATCAATGGTAATTGTATCAGTTAAGAAAATAACATGTAATACAACTTGCTATAACCTCCGATACGAGTGATAAATGTAATAACCAAAGAAGTCACGGAGGTCAGGATTATGTGGACAAGCGGAAAAATAGATGGCTACGAATATCACATTAAACATTTTGAAGAAGGCTCAGTCTATGGCATTGATGAGGGAAAAATCTCAAAAATAACGATAAGTAGGAATGGCAGAATCCTCGTCAATTATGATCGTGGCTGGGATTTACTGCCGCAGGATGAAGACGTCGTAAGGATTTATGATTACCTTCTGAATTTGTTCAACTAAACGCCCGACTCGATACCAAGAGCTTCGAACTTGAAGCTCTTTTCTTATGTCCATTTTTTCGGAAAGGAGCGCTTTTCAACCGATGCGTAAGCTGAAGAAGTATAAACCGACCAACTTTAAGGCGAGTGACAGTACTTACGACAAAGATGCTGCCGACTATGCGGTCGCATTCATCGAAGCGCTCTCCCATACCAAAGGCAGCTGGGCTGGGAAGCCCTTTGAACTCATCGACTGGCAGGAACAGATCGTGAGGGATCTATTCGGTGTCCTAAAGCCAAGTGGCTATAGACAGTTTAACACCGCATATATTGAGATCCCAAAGAAGATGGGCAAACAAGTAGCTTTAGATACGATCATTCCCACCCCTAAAGGTTATACGACTATGGAAGAAATTAATGTGGGGGATGACTTATTTGACGAACAAGGAAACACATGTCGTGTTGTAGCAAAAAGCAACATCGATTTTAGCGAACAAGCTTTTAGAATTACATTTAAGGACGGAGAAGTAATAGAGGCAGGTGAAAATCATCAGTGGCAAGGTGAGTATACACGGGGTAAGGCTAAAAAATGTATTCTGACCACAGGAGAACTCTATCGATTACCTAAAGTTGGCAACTCCTACCGCTTTAGAATACCCGTTGCTAAAAATATTAAGGTTGAATCTGCTAAGTTACCAATAGAGCCATATCTAATGGGATATTGGCTTGGAAATGGAAATGCTGTAAAGCCAGAGATAACAATCAAAACCGAGGATATCGCTGGTGTTCTAAATAATATTATTTGCTTCTATGAGACGTCAAGCTTATGGGAGAACACTGGAGATAGCATTGTCGTTAGAATACCGGCTTTGAAACAGGTTCTACTGAAAAGTTTTCTCGATAAGGTCATACCACTTGAATATCTGCGTGCAGGCAAACAAGATAGGCTCAGTCTATTACAGGGTTTGATGGATTCTGATGGAACTATTTGCAAAGATCAAGGTCAAGCAAGCTATTGTTCCACGGAGAAAGCCTTATCTGAAAGCGTAAGTGAATTATTGTGGAGTCTCGGAATCAAAAATGCTATTTCTGAGGCGGCGTCTACACAACGAAACGATTGGTCGAAAAAAAGTGCTGAGTGTGGTAGATGCTCAACCGGTAGGACTTTATATTATGTGAAGTTCACTGCCTTTGACGATACGATAATTTTCGGACTACAAAGAAAACAGAAAAATGATGTAAGGCGAAATAAAAGAACAAGAAGTCATTTTAGATACATTGATAAAATTGAACCTATTAAAAATCGAGGTATGCAGTGCATACAAGTTGACAGTCCATCGCATCAATATTTAGTAGGGCGTTCTTTTTTGCCAACTCATAACAGTGAGCTCGCTGCAGCGATTGCCCTGTTGCTTACCTGCGGTGATGGGGAAGAGCGTGCTGAAGTCTATGGGTGCGCCGCAGATCGTCAGCAAGCCAGTATCGTCTTTGAGGTTGCAGCCGACATGGTCCGCATGTGTCCAGCGCTCAATCGAAGGGTTAAAATATTAGCTTCCACAAAACGAATCATTTATCTACCGACAAATAGCTTCTACCAAGTCCTGTCGGCTGAAGCCTACTCAAAACACGGCTTTAACATCCACGGCGTCGTCTTTGATGAGCTTCATACTCAGCCCAACCGAAAGCTTTTTGATGTCATGACGAAAGGCTCAGGAGACGCTCGGACACAACCCCTCTACTTCCTAATCACTACGGCTGGAACAGACACCCAGAGCATCTGTTATGAAACACATCAAAAGGCACTCGACATCATAGAAGGCCGAAAACGCGACCCCACCTTCTATCCTGTCATCTATGGCGCGAAAGAGGATGAGGACTGGACAGATCCTAAGGTATGGAAAAAAGCCAATCCCAGCCTCGGAATTACAGTCGGTATCGATAAAGTGAGAGCCGCCTGCGAATCTGCTAAGCAAACCCCGTCTGAAGAGAATAGTTTCCGACAACTTCGATTAAACCAATGGGTCAAACAAGCTGTACGCTGGATGCCAATGGCTAGGTGGGATGCCTGTGCTTTTCCAGTTTCTATGGATGATCTTGAGGGACGCATCTGTTATGGAGGTCTAGACCTATCCTCAACCACAGACATCACTGCCTTTGTTCTCGTCTTCCCTCCATTGGATGAGAACGATAAATTTCAGGTTCTCCCCTTCTTCTGGATGCCTGAAGATAACATCAACCTTCGAGTGCGCCGGGATCATGTACAGTATGATCTCTGGGAGAAGCAAAGATTTCTGCTGACGACTGAAGGCAACGTGGTCCACTATGGATTCATTGAGAAGTTCATTGAAGGCCTTGGAGAACGGTACAACATTCGCGAGATAGCCTTTGACCGCTGGGGCGCAGTGCAGATGGTACAGAACCTTGAAGGTCTTGGCTTTACTGTTGTTCCTTTCGGACAAGGATTTAAGGACATGTCCCCTCCTACCAAGGAACTTATGAAACTAACCCTTGAGGAAAAGATCGCTCACGGCGGTCACCCCGTTCTCCGGTGGATGATGGACAACATTTTCATCAAGACTGATCCAGCGGGTAACGTTAAGCCGGACAAAGAAAAAAGCACCGAAAAAATTGACGGTGCTGTGGCAACTATAATGGCACTGGATAGAGCTATTCGATGCGGAAACAATAATGAGGGTAGCGTTTATGATGATCGAGGAATTATCGTTTTATAATTTACTTTCAATTTTTTCGATTTTTGCTTCCAAGGTTTTTATTCGTTTGGGCAACTTTACCATATAGTAATAAAGTAGATAGACAACTCCGGCTAAGAGAAGTGTGTTTATTATTTGAGTAATAAGCGACAAATCGAAATTCAATAGACCCAACTTCATTTTTCAAATCCTCCCCCTAACTTAGTCTTATTACTAATTTGATTATACCATAAATATTGCACCATCTGGCTATATTAACCAAAAAGAAAAAAGCATCTAGCGAATTGATGGTGCTGTAGCAACAATTATGGCACTAGATAGAGCATTAAGATGTGGAAGCAATGTCGGGGGAAGTGAATATGATGTTCGAGGCATTTTGAGTATATAGTTTTGCCACATCCTCGCTTATGCATAAAAACGCCAATGAAATATGCAGAAGCCGCATGTTTTGTGCACTATTTGTACAGATTTTGACTAATTGTGAATCGCAAGTTAACACTTCGAATTCTCACACGGTGAAATAACAAAGTCAAAAACCGACCGTTATTTCTTTTTGATTGAAAAAGCGAAATAGAGAGGTGAACAATATTGAGCTTTTTATCAGGATTATTTCATTCAAGGGATAAGCCAAAGAACTATCTATCTAGCGGGTTTTCATTCCTATTTGGCAGCACGACCAGCGGGAAAACCGTCAATGAGAAAACCGCCATGCAAACAACTGCCGTCTATGCCTGTGTCAGAATCCTATCCGAGACCATCGCGAGCCTTCCCCTCCACACCTATCGTCATACCGAAAACGGAAAAGAAAAAGCTCTTCAGCATCGACTATACCTACTCCTTCATGATGAACCAAACTCCGAGATGACTTCCTTTGTGTTCAGAGAAACACTGATGAGTCATCTTTTATTATGGGGCAATGCCTATGCGCAGATTATTCGAGATGGAAGAGGTAACATCGTTTCGCTCTATCCCCTGCTCCCAGATCGGATGACGGTCGACCGGACCCCAAAGGGCGAATTATTCTATGAATACCATAAGGAATCTGGCAGTGTCATCCTTCGAAAAGAAGAAGTGCTTCATATCCCAGGCCTAGGATTTGATGGTCTCGTGGGTTATTCACCCATCGCTATGGCCAAAAATGCCATTGGTATGGCAATAGCCACTGAGGAATTTGGCGCTAGGTTCTTCTCTAATGGGGCAAGTCCTGGCGGCGTCCTTGAACATCCCGGCGTCGTCAAGGATCCAAAACGCATTAGAGATAGCTGGAATGAGGTATATCAAGGCTCTGCAAATGCGCACCGGATCGCAGTACTTGAAGAAGGCATGAAATTTCAACCCATCAGTATTCCACCCGAACAAGCGCAATTCATTGCCACAAGAAAATATCAACTCAATGAAATCGCTAGAATTTTCAGGATCCCACCTCACATGATTGGGGACCTTGAAAAGTCTAGCTTTTCTAATATAGAGCAGCAATCCCTCGAATACGTGAAGTATACCCTGGATCCATGGGTAGTTCGTTGGGAGATGTCTCTGCAAAGAGCCCTTCTGACCGAAAAGGAAAAACAGGAGTACTTTATCAAGTTTAATTTGGACGGTCTTCTAAGGGGCGATTACCAAAGCCGTATGAATGGCTACGCCACTGGCAGGCAAAACGGCTGGCTCTCTGCCAACGACATTAGAGAACTAGAGGATCTTAATCGCATTCCTGAAGATTTAGGCGGGGACCTTTACTTGGTGAACGGTAACATGATGACACTCCAGAGTACAAATTCAAGCAAAAAGTATGAAACGGAAGGTGAAGTGAGTGAAAAAGAAGTTTTGGAACTGGGTGAGAAATGAAAACGGTAGAACATTATTTCTAGATGGTCCTATCGCCGAAGAAACCTGGTATGGCGACGAGGTGACGCCTAAACAATTCAGGGCTGAACTACTCAGTGGTGAAGGCGATATCACCATCTGGATTAACTCACCAGGCGGTTGTGTTTTTGCGGCCAGTCAAATCTACAATATGCTGATGGATTATAAAGGCCACGTCACTGTCAAGATCGACGGCATAGCTGCAAGTGCTGCCTCAGTCATCGCGATGGCAGGCTCAGAGGTCCTCATGTCACCAGTAGCACTGATGATGATTCACAATCCGATGACTCTTGCTTTTGGGGACACCGAAGAAATGAAAAAGGCCATCGGGATGCTGAGTGAAGTTAAAGAGAGCATCTTAAATTCTTATGAAATTAAAACTGGATTATCAAGGGCAAAACTCTCCCATCTCATGGATGCTGAAAGCTGGTTCAATGCAAAGAAAGCCATCGAACTGGGATTTGCCGATGGTATGCTTTATGAATCCGAAACTGAGATGATGCCAGATGAAGGCATGATCTTCAGTAAAATGACCGCCATCAATTCTTTAATGAAGCGTCTGCCAAAAGAAGAAAAAAAGCCTGAAGAAGAAATAGCTCTGCCTGAAACCATTGCTGTCGAGTCACTTGAAAAGCGACTGAACCTAATCAAACCATAGGAGGATATGTACATGAATAAAATTTTAGAACTCAGAGAAAAGCGGGCAAAAGTTTGGGAGGAGGCGAAGTCCTTCCTCGACTCAAAACGTGATGAGTCCGGCCAAATTTCTAAGGAGGATTCGATCGTCTATGAAAAGATGGAAGCAGACGTTGTGAATCTCGGTAAAGAAATCGAGCGACTTGAGCGCCAACAGATGATTGAGATGGAACTCTCAAAGCCGGTTACGGATCCGATTACCTCTCGACCAGAGCGTCAAATGAAAGAAAAAACGGGTCGCGCCAGTGATGAATATAAGTCTGCCTTCTGGCGTGCGATGAAGGATAAGAATAGCTTCGACGTTCAAAACGCCCTCCAGGTTGGCACCGACTCTGAAGGCGGCTACCTCGTCCCCGATGAATTCGAAGCGACGCTGATTGAAGCACTCCTTGAAGAAAATATCTTTAGGAGTCTAGCGACAGTGATTCGCACCTCCTCTGGTGATCGTAAGATTCCGGTGGTGGCCTCAAAAGGCACCGCTTCCTGGGTGGATGAGGAAGCCCCAATTCCAGAGTCCGATGATGCTTTTGGCCAGGTTTCCCTGGGAGCCCATAAACTTGGGACCATCATCAAGGTCTCTGAAGAACTGCTGAACGACAGCATCTTTAACCTGCAGGCTTATATCGCGAAGGAATTTGCCCGCAGAATCGGTACCAAAGAGGAAGAGGCCTTCTTTATTGGTAATGGTACCGGCAAGCCGGTAGGAATCTTCAACGCCACAGGTGGGGCCGACGTGGGCGTCACAAGCGCCCTTGCTGCGTCTATTAAGTTCGATGAACTCATTGACCTCTACTACTCACTGAAATCGCCGTATCGGAAGAATGCGATGTTTGTCACGAATGATGCGACCATCAAAGAAATCAGGAAGCTCAAAGATGGTAATGGGCTGTACCTCTGGCAGCCTTCCGTTCGTATTGGTGAGCCAGACACAATCCTTAATAAACCGGTGAAAACCTCTTACTTTGTACCGACGATTGCTGCCACCGCCAAAACCGTTGCCTTTGGTGACTTCTCCTACTACTGGATCGCCGATAGACAAGGTAGAGCTTTCCAGCGTCTTAACGAGCTCTATGCAGTGACAGGTCAGGTTGGTTTCAAAGCCACTCAGCGCGTCGACGGTAAACTAATCCTCTCTGAAGCCATCAAAGTGCTTCAGCAGCATGCGTAGGTGATGAATGATGAGTAACGTAAAAAACTATACTGAACAGGGCGGCGAAAGAACGGTCATTGGCGGTACCCTTGAAATTGAAAGCACTGGTAGCCTGACGTTTAACGGGACCGCCCTTACTCCTGCCGCAGCTCAGGCGGATAGTGTGGCATCAACCGTAGCAGGAGTTGTGGTGGACCTAAATGCCCTACTCGCCAAACTAAGAGCCGCTGGGCTAATGCTCAGTGAATGATGGAGGATCTTATGCAGACAAAAGGTAAAGTTAAAAAAGCCACCATTGAAGCCACCCTGATTAAGGCAGATGGATCAAAAGTGAATCTTGGTACCATCGTCGACACTGAAAAGAAAAAAGGCATCTTAGAAATACTAAAAGGGAAGGTGAAGTCAAATGGCTGATACCGTCTATGTTGTCAACAACGGGCTGGGGCTCGTCACCGCTGCCCTTGCAGCATCTAGCCACAAATATGTAGCCTGGGGCACAGGCGTCACGGCGGCTACGGTTACCGATGCTGCGCTGCAGACCGCAGCCGCACCCACGGCGACGACCGCAGTGACTGGTACTCAAACACAGCAAACCACAACGACCACGAACGACACCTATCAAGTTGTGGCCACGATTACAGCTGGAGGCGCTCTTGCGATTACAGAGGTCGGCATCTTTAATCAGGCGACCCTTTCCGGAGCGACGATGTACCTCCATGGGACGTTCTCTGCGATCAACGTCTCCTCCGGCGACTCGATCCAGTTCACGATCAAGACTGTGTTTGACCAAGTATAACTCATTGGGGCCGGGGATTCTCGGCCTCAAGTCTACTTTAAGAGGTGAAGTGCCTTGCCTTTATTCTTTGTTCAAAGTGAAGCCCCTGATAGGGCCAAAGTCCTAAGTATTCATTATAAGCCTGAACTACTACCACCAGAGACGGTCGCTAGTGGAATACTGGTCGAAACAAAACTTGAACCTGAAAACCAGCCGAGAAAAATCGGGGTCCTCTATATCAACCCCCAGACGCTGACGCAATGGTACGAATATGTCGACCGGCCACTGACCCCAGATGAACTTCTCTCCGATATGATGGCTCAGTTTAAGAAACTTGAACAAATGGTCATCCATTCCTATAGGGCATGGGCTGCTGGGGTATCGTATAGTGTCGGTGATGTCATTCAGTATGGCGGAGTCCTTTATGAGGTCATTCAGGCCCATACCTCTCAGGCGGGGTGGACACCTCCGGTCGTTCCCGCACTATTTAGGGCTAAAACTGCGGACGGTACGATCGCCGCTTGGGTCCAGCCAGCCGGGGCTCATGATGCCTATGCGATCCACTCTCAGGTCATCCACAATGGCCAAATATGGATTAGCTTGATCGATACAAATGTTTGGGAACCGGGGGTCTTTGGATGGTCAGTCCTCTGGTAACTTGAGAGGACGGAGATAATAGTGCCAAATCTAAATTACGGATATGCCACATTACTAAGCAGCGGAAATCTTTATCAATTCAACCTGTCCGATATGAGTGCGGGGTATACTTCTGACACCTATGGCGGGTATCTTGAGACGATGACCAGCGATAGTGCTCATGTGTATGCAGGCGGTCAAACCATTTACAAGGTTTTTCAGTACAACCCATACGATATGAGTAAGATCGCTGAGTCATTAAATCTTGGGGGCACCGTCCGAATCCTCTGTTGTGATAATGATTATGTCTTTGCATCAGCGTCCGGAAAAATCTTTAAGTTAGATCCATCGGATATGAGTACAATCGCAGAATCGTCTACCCTTATGACTATCATCTATGGCATGTCGGTGAAAGGTGATTATGTTTACGCAGGAGGGTCATCCCAGACGGTTATAAAATGTAGCATTTCAGATTTAAGCACTTCTTTGACGTCTCCAGATTACGGGGGATATGTCATGGATGTTTTAGCTACAGATAACTACATTTATGCAAGTGGTCAAACCACTCAGACAGTTTGCAAATATGATCCGGCGGATATGAGCGAGGTCGCTGAGTCGGCCGATTACGGCGGGCTCCCCTCTGGGCTTGCTTTCACTAACGGGTACATTTTTGCCGGTGGCGCAACAATTCAAAAAGTCTATAAATATGACCCTTCAGACATGAGTAAACTCACGGAGTCGGCAACATATGGTGGCAATATATCGGGAGTCGGTTCGGATGACGATTATGTCTATGCCGGTGGTACAACGACTCAAAAAGTTTTCAAGTACGATCCATTTGACTTGAGTAAAATATCTGAAACGTCGTCCTTTGGGGTGAATATCACAGCCCTTAATATTCAGTCCGCAGTCTATTATGTTTTGACAGCCACTTTCGACACTGATCATATTACCATCGCCTGGACTTAAAACAAGGGGGCGACTTAATGGCCTATCCACAGATCGCCACCTATCAAACCGGGTTCACTACTGTTAATGCCACCTCAACGACGATCACGGTCCCAACTGGCACTCAGGATAAGGATTTACTACTTCTATTCTTTTCTAAGGACGGTACAGCAGCGCCGACGACACCGGCGGATTGGAACTTACTCAGTGGGGGATCCTCTGGCGCATCTTATTTCAGCGTATTCTACCGAAAGCTTACTGGGAGCATATCCGATTTCACAGTGACCCATGCGTCTGAACAGACGGCGTGGGTCATTGTCCGGATCCCTCTCGGCGATACGCCCGTCATCAACACCATCGCGACAGGCACGTCGACAGCTCCGAATTCAGGCGTCTTAACATCAGGGTTCACAGTTGGTACAGAAACCCTTTATCTGTCCGCTTGTGGATGGGATAGTAACGACAACCTATCGGGATATCCTTCCGGAATGAGTCTATACAACTACGCTGCGAACAACACTTCGTCTCAAGGCTCGGGAGCAGCAATCGCCGGGACAGATTCGACATCTGCGTCGTTTGACCCGGCGGCATTTGCCCTAGCTGGTTCTGAGGAATGGGCGGCATTTACGCTCGCAGTTAAACTCATTCCTATAACCGAAAAGACCCTGACCACGACTTCGAACATTTCCTCGGCGCTGCAAACCTCTGTGCTTTACGTTGGGTACTATATTGAGCGTAAAGTCGACGGTGGGTCATGGGAATTATTAGCTTATGACGATGCTTCGCCCTATGTCGACTATGATATTGATCCAGGCTCGACTTACTGCTACCGGGTCAAATACTGGGACGGGTCTGAGTACTCCGTCTATTCTAATGAGGACTGCGAGATATATCCTTCTGGCGGATCGACACCAAAAGCGCTATCCGCGAGCATCACGATGGCCGGACATGTGCAGCGTCAAACTAATAGATACATTTCAGGCCAGGTATTCACAGTGGGGACTTTCCTCAAGGCAGCCTCTCGAAATCTGATAGGGTATGCGGTCGTGACTACGATGACAGTAAGGCATATAGCGCATACGATCGCCGGGAATATAGCCTCGGCGGCAAGTGTCATGCGAGCAAGAACTGTCCTTCGAGTTATTGCCACTGCTGTCAGCACCACGACCAAAATCACACGCACTTCACTTCGTAATATAGTAAGTTGGGTAAATTTATCTGGAGCAGTCCTAAAATGGACGGATTCAGGAAAAATGACTACGAGTAACTCAACTGCTACGAACCAAAGATTAACCTCAAGGTCATTCTCAGGAACCGTCATTCCTTCAGCAGACGCGCAGCTTCAGTCCTTTAGAATAATGTCAGCGATAGCCAACACAGTTGCTACAGCATTACGAGACTTCACTGCTGGAACTGTTGAAAAGGTTCTAAACGCTACGATCAAAGCCACGGCAACAGCGCAAAAATCTATATTAAAAACTCTGATTGGATATATCCAGACCATAAGATCGGTTTTTAGGTCCACTGGAAAAGCCCTCACTAGATCAGTCTATCTATCAGATTTCCTGATCAAGGACATCGTGTCGATAAAATCAGCGAGCATAAAGATGACCACCACGGTTCGCCGGGCAACTGTCCGTGCCTTTATGACGGTGACTAGAGCGCTAGTGAGTCTTATGCGTCAAAACACGCAGGTACTTATTTCTTCACCACTGGTCAGCAGTATCACCACCCGAAGTCTCACCGTTGTTAAGACAATCATAGCTTCATTAAGCACTTTCGCCCAGTTCATAAGACAAATAATGAAATTATTCGCTGGTTCTATGACCATCACATCGACAGTCGCCCGGATCAAAGTAGCCCTTAAGACTTTGAGTACAAGTCTAACAACGATTGATTCTATTAAAAAAGGAATTTCCCGAATCCTAACCTCTGCTGTTGGTATCATAAGCACTTCCAGGCGTTTTATGGATCGGACTTTCTTTTTGACACTCAATATCTCCAGCTTTAATCTTCGTCAGACAGAGAAAAAATTCACCACATCTACGACCGTCACCTCGATAATTGCCCGAATGAAAGTGGCTCTCAAGACCTTAGTTGCAAGCATAACGGAGACTGGATCTATCCTGAGGGAGATCAACCGAACTCTGGTCTCCACTATTGATGCGTTGAGCACTACCAGGCGATCGATAATCCAAAATTTTGTATCAGAAATCAGCATCCTTGGCCAAAACCTACATCAGACAGCAAAGCGGATTACCGAATCCGTTGCCATCACCTCGACGATTGTCCGGATGAAAGTCGCACTCAAGACCTTGATGACGGAGATCATCACAGAAGGTTCACTTCGTAGGGAAGCAACCCGGTCCATCACCATTGTCATATTCAACGCTTCAGTTCTTCGAAAAACGATCGCCCGTTCTTTCACATTTGCCCTGACCATATTATCCATGGCAAGGTGGCAGATCGAAAAAGTCCTTGAGGCTTCGGTCCGTGTACTCACAAGTTTAGCCCACTCATCCGTGATCATGCGGACCATTACTGCAACGACGCGCGCTGCATCAGCAGTTATAAGAGTCACAATCAAAACGACCGTCATAGGGGCACGTATAGTAGGATCCGTCTGGCGTCAGACTTTTAAGATCATTTCTGCAGTGGCTTCTACCACAGCGCAGATCACTCGAGTGACTGCAAGAGAGGTTCGTTCAGACCTTGGTGCGATTGGATCCACGTTCCGAATCACCACGCGGGATGTTAGGGCTGCTTTATTGGCATCAACGATAGGCACTGACATCCATAAAATCGTGGTTATGGTCTATTATAAGACCGTCACTGCGATCACAAGTGCGACTGTAGCCATTAAACGCCATGCCGGTCGGATCCTCCTATCGTTAATAGACGCTGCCGGTTCCCGAAACAGTGCTAGGTGCCACGCTGAGACAGGGGTAAGAACCATCACACTATCAACCACTAATCGTTCTTTAATTCTATCTATAACAAACCAGGAAGGAGGACCGCTCACCATGGCCTACACCGGCGACACCATACGACTCTATGGCAGGTTTTACAACTGGTCTGGCGAACTTTCCGATGTCACTGATCCGGGCATCACTATTTTCGACGGCAAAGGTAATCAAATTATAACCGACGTCCCAACGAGGCAGCAGGCTGGTGTTTATTACTTTGATTACACTATCCCAACAGGGTTTTCAGATCCACTGGTCTATGAAATCAGCGGCCTCATGGAAGGCACACCAATACTTGCGCGTTCGACAATTGACCGGAGGTGGGTCTAGTGATAGGACGAATCAAAATCGTTGTCCCCGTCAGTGCTGAACCCATCTCGGTAGATGATGTGAAGGATCAGCTTAGAATCGACATCGCAGACGAAGATGACTACCTAGCGGACCTTATCTTCGCCGCAAGAGACTACGCTGAGAATTATACAAGGCTTAGTCTAGCCAGTCAGACCCTTGAACTGATGCTAGACACACTTTCTGAAGTTGACTTCATTGAATTACCTGGCTCGCCTGTACAGTCGGTCACTTCATTTAAAATCACAGACGTCTTTGGTATCGACACCAATATGATTTTAGGAACGGATTATCTCGTAGACCTTGACCGGATCCCAGCGCGCATCGTGCTGCCCTACAATAAGTCTTGGCTAGGCATCGAACTGCACCCCGTCGCACCAATTAGGATTAGATATGAATCCGGTTATAACAACACGACTAATAAAATCCCTTATAGTCTAAAGGCGGGACTGCTACTTCACGTAGGGCTACTTTATCAATACCGGGATGCTGAGATCCCTGAAGGCGCCATGACCACGGTGAAACGACTCTATGACATGCACCGCGCCATTTGGTTTTAATGAGGTGTTAGAAATGCTAAATGCAGGTGAACTAAACCACCGCATCACACTAGAAAAGAATGAACCCATAAAAAGTAGCGACGGTAGCCCACTAGAAAACTGGGTAACCGTCGTTTCTGTTTGGGCCAACTATCAGGCAAAGAGTGGTCGTGAATTCTTTGCGGCGCAGCGGTTTAATGCTGAGGTAAATGCCCTGTTTAGAATTCGGTACCGAACGGACCTCACCGTAAAAATGAGAGTGAAGTATAAAAACAGGTATTTTGAGATTTTATTTCTGAATGATACCGGTAAAGACCAAGGAGAGTTGGTTCTAGCCTGTCGTGAGGTGGTTTAGGTTGACAATTGAAGAAGCCATTTATCATAGGATTAGCACCGAAGCAACCACCCTCGGCGGTCGGGTTTATCCGGTCACCATTGAACAGGGATGTTCACTTCCTGCCATCGCCTATAAGCGCATCAGCACCCGTCGCGACCCAACGCTCACCACTCAGGGCGGCCGGTTCGTTTCAGTCCAGTTTGACATCATCGCAGCCGACTACACGACAATGAGACAAACACGAGACACGGTGCGCGCAGTATTTGAAGACATTATCGGACAGTATGCGCCTGGTGCACCCTATATTCAAAGGGCCGACATTATGAACGAAATGGACGGCTTTGACACCGGGACAGAAATGTCACTTGGAGTCCTGGAAATTGAATTTTACTATACTGACCTTTAAGGAGGAAAACTCACTATGGCATCAATGGCTAAAGCCGGCAATACCACCACGTTAAAAATAGGCGCGACGACCATCGGTGAAGTCAAGAAGATCTCACCACTTGGATCTAAACGCGATGAGATCGACGTCACCACCCTATCAAGCGCGGCTAAAGAATTTATCCTGGGGCTCAAAGACTATGGCTCTGTTACCGTCACCATCAACTGGTATCCGGGAGATGCAGGTCAAACTGCAGTGAGGACGGCCTTCACGAATCAAACCACGGATCTTTATACCATTACCTTCCCTACGGCTCTTGGAGCAACCTATACCTTCTATGCGCTTGTCATGGAACTTCCTGGCCCAGAGGTCGGTAACGAGGTTCTGGAATCCGAGATCGTCCTACGCGTTACAGGTGAGGCGAACCTAGGAACCACAGCTTCAGGTGGTATAACAGCCCTTGCACTCTCAGGCGGTTCACCAGCACCGACCTTTGCGACCTCAACACTGAACTACTACGTCACCTGGACGAGCACGACTTCAACGACGATTACGGTCACTGCAGCTTCCCATAGTATAGACCTTTACGTTGATGGCGTGTACTTCCAGGCCCTCACCTCAGGCGTGGCATCAAACGCGATTTCCTCTTATGCGGCCCAATCCTCTAAAAAGCTGGAAGTCATCGTCTATGAGGTTGGCAAGACACCAAAGGTCTATACCATCGTTACCGCTAGAACAACATAAGAACGAATGGGTGATTTTCTATTTCGCCCATTTTCTATTATAGGAGGATTGAATCATGGCAAGACAATTTACACCGATCAAACTGGATAAAACGAGAAATCTGAGATTTGGGATGCGCGCGATTGCATTAATTGAGGATACCCTAGGCGTTAAAATATCAAAACTTGATCTTGGCGATATTGGCGTCAAAGATCTTGCTGTGTTTATCTGGGCGGGACTCGCCCATGAGGACAAAAGCCTCACCTGTGAGGACGTCATGGACTTAATCGACGAACACCTCAGCATCCAGGAGGCAAGTGAGATCTTAGGAAAAGCCGTAGAAGCATCCTTCGGGGTCGGGGCAAACTCAAAAAACGAATAAACGGCGGCGAGGAACCACTTGATCTTGATTATGATCAGTTATTGATAAGCGCCGCCGAAATTGGTCTTAAGCCAAGTGAATTCTGGGAGATTACACCCGCTGAACTTTACGTCTTTAGCGCGGGATTCATCGAACGCGAAAAAGAAAACTATCGCCGAACCATTTATGGGGCCTATTTAATCGCGCGCCTTGGCAGAGTCAAAGACTTTCCAGAGCTGAGTAGCCTACTTGAGCCGATTGACGGAGACCACCAGCAGGAGTTAAAACGTGAACAGTCCGCCGAGGAGATGTTTGAAATTATTAAAAGCTTTGATGCCGATATGAGAAGGGGGTGATGAGGCATGATGCATAGAGTAGAGATCAAAGGACTACGAGAAATGAAAAAGGCCTTTGAGCGCGTGGGTAAAGAAGCTCTTAAAGAATTTGAGACCGCCTCACTTGAAATCGGGAAGGTTGTACTCACGGGTGCCCGCGCTCTCGCCCCTGGACCAACTGGCAGAAAAAGTGGTAAATGGGCACATTCACCCGGAAACCTCAAGGAAAAAATCCGACTCAAGAAACCCACTGAAAAAGATAAAAATAAAGCTAGAGTCTACACAACAGTTGGATTCGGTGCAGGCGCTGCCTACGGTGTTCCCGTAGAACTCGGTCACAAAATTAAAATTAACGGTAAAGTCGTGGGTTATGTCGGGCCGAAGCCCGGCGGAACAGGTTTCTTAAGGCCTGCCGCTGACCGAAATAAAAGGCTAGCTCATGAGCGTTTCGAACAGGCCCTCAAGACATCACTCGATCAGTGGGTCAAATAGGAGGGCGATTTTATGGCATGGATAAGAACCCTCACTGTCGGAATCGGAGTCGACCTTTCGAAGCTGGAATCCGGCCTTAGAAAAGCATCAAAAGAACTCGCCCGCGCCGGTGACCAGATCTCTTCACTTGGCAGCAAATTGACCATGGGTCTCACCGTTCCCATTGCTGGGGCTGCGGCTGCTGCGATCAAATATGCCTCTGATATGGAGGAATCCACGAATAAGGTCAATGTCGCCTTTGGCAGCAGTGCCGACCAGGTGAAAAAATGGTCGCAAACGACCCTTGAAAGTATTGGTGTCTCTAGGGGCAGCGCTCTAGAGATGGCCTCTCTTTTTGGTGATATGGCAACGGGTATGAAACTCCCGCAGGACGAGGCTGCGAAGATGTCGATGTCCCTCGTGCAGCTCGCGGGAGATCTTTCTTCTTTTAAAAATATCGGAATCGATCAGTCGATGACCGCGCTCAAAGGCATTTTTACAGGAGAATCGGAATCCCTAAAGACCTTAGGGATTGTTATGACCGAAGCCACCCTTAACGCCTATGCCCTTGAACAAGGTATAGGTAAGACCACCAAGCAGATGACTGAAGCTGAAAAGGTTCAGCTCCGATACATGTATGTGACGGACCGGACCTCTAATGCACAAGGGGACTTTGCTAGAACGAGTGGTGGTACAGCCAACCAACTCCGGACCATGAAAGGCGCACTTCAGGATGCGGCGGCTGCCTTCGGGGAAAATCTTCTGCCGGTTCTCACACCCGTCTTAAAACGCGTTACTGAACTTTTGATCGCGTTTGGGAGTCTGAGCGAAGGATCAAAAAACACGATCCTCGTTGCGCTGGCCCTAGCGGTGGCAATTGGGCCACTGACCTCGATTATCGGGGGACTGACAGGCGCGGTCGGTCTTGTCCTTGGTCATTTTGCGAAATTCATCAAGGTCATTCGAACCGGTGGTGGACTCATACATGCGCTGACTGCCCTCATTGGTCCAGCAGGACTCGCCATCGTTGTGATCACGACTATCGCAGGTCTAGCCTATCTCGTCTATAAGAACTGGAAAACCATTGCGCCATTTTTTGAAGGACTCTGGCGAGTCATCAAGGGTGCCTTTTCAACCGGCGCAAATGCCATCGTCTTTGCAGTGTCCTGGGCAAAGACCCAGGCAATTAAGAGTTTTGTCACGCTTTCATCGAGTGCACTGAATACTCTAAAATCCATCGTCGATGCAGCAGCAAAACTGCCCGGCAAGGTCGGAGAAACCGCAAAAAGCATCTCCACTGGCATCTCAAGCATTCAGCGCACCATGAGCGGATGGGTGGATAGTGCCGAGGCCGGTACAAAAGCCGTCTCAGCTACCCTTGCAGGCGCTGCTGAAGAAACGGTAGCGGGTTATAAGCAATTGACAGCTGCAGGATCCGACTTTGTCGAGAACGTCGGAGGATCCATCAAAGAGACCATCGGAAACGTTAAAGGCACCATTTCAGAACTACTTGGCAAAACCAAGAGCGAGACTGTTAGTACGATGGACGACACCGCCAACATGGTCGAATCCTACGAACCACAGTTTGAAAATGCCGGGACAGAGCTTGGTAAAGCTGCCGGTGGAAGTATTGGTTCTGCATTAAAGGAAAAGGTCAGTCAGGCCATTTCTGAAGCCACGCAGCGTATGGCGGGCGCCTGGACCGCCATGAGGTCTGATGCCGTTAGCGCTATCGACCGATTAAATGATGCTGTCATATCGGCCCTTCGAAGGCGCTATGAAAATGAGCAGCGCGAACAGGAAAGAGCCCTTGAAAAACAAGCAAAGGCAGCTGACCGGTGGAAGGACGACGAAATCAGGCGTATCGATGAGGTTTATAGTGCGAAACTTAAACTCTTTGATGCTGAAACAGCTGAAAGAATTGGACTGATCCAGAATCAAATTGATCTCATTGATAGCCAAATCGACGCTGAAGCGAAAGCCAAGACTGATCGCGAAGAGTTAGCTCGAATCGAAGGCTATCGCCTGGAGCTGGCCGCAGCAGATTCGGCTGAGGAACGCAAGCGCATTCAAAAGGAACTTGATGACGCTCTCCTTGCACGGTCAGAACGACTCCACAAAGAAGAACTCGATGCCCAGAAGGAAGCTCTCCGGATGCAGATTGAGACAATTAAAGTGGCTGCAGAAGAACAGCGCGAAGTAATCGTTTCCAGCCAGGAAGCTGAGCTCGCCGTTGTCCAGTCAACCTATGACCTAAAAATGGCCTCGCTACAGGCGACTGAAGATGATGTTAAAGCCCACTACGAGAGGCTTCTTAGTTCAGCAGAGCTGCAGGGTGAAGCCGAACGACTTATCATGGTAAATAATCAAGAAGAAATGACTGAGCTTCTAAAGTCCTATGGTAGCATGTATGAGGACAGTGGATTAAGCCTTGGTGAGAGGTTTTTCCAGGGCTTCACGAAGTATACAGACATGATTCCGGGGATCATCGAGGGGGCGTCCAGAGGCCTTATAAGTAAGGATGCCATCGTTAGAGGTGTTGCCGACACCGTTATAATGGATACCAGAGCCCTTGATGACATCGTGATGAAAGCTAAGGCCGATTATGTCGCAGCGCAAGCCATCGGAGATACTTCAGGCATGGAAGCTGCAGCGGCTGCGGCAAAAGCAGCAAGAGATGCTGGTGCGCTCATTCAAAACGTCTCAACCGAAACCGCTAGAGAAATCTATAAGTCTCTGTATGGCGAGCTTCCGGCTTATGCTTCTGGTGGCATCGTAAGACGACCAACCCTTGGACTCATCGGTGAGTCCGGGGCTGAGGCGATTATTCCACTTGAGCGACTTGAGCGACTCCAAATGGCGGGAGGGCCAGGTATTGCCATTAACTTCTACGCACCCGTATATGGCCTTCTCGATTTTGAACAGCAGGTGAAATCCATCGTCAAAGAAGCGGCGGTCAACGGCGCATTCCGGGGGGTTCTTTAGATGGCTACGGCAACTTATATTCTGGAGATCGACTGGAATAACGATGGAGATTATGGCGATGCTTATGAGAATGTGACGGCCAATACTGTCTCGGTCGAAACCAGACGTGGACGTGACTATGCCAGTCAGCTCACCGGACGGGCATCTCCTGGGCGACTGGCGGCGGTCCTTAAAAATCCAAATGGACTTTATTCATCCTATAACGCCTCCAGTCCGCTGTACGGATTGATACTACCCGGTCGTAAGGTCAGGTTACGAACGACCTCACCACTTTCCGTTACGCTATGGACTGGACTTCTAACACGCATCATTCCGGCGGGAACCATCGACGGGATCCCCATCGTTCAGCTTGAAGCCACCGGCACCATGTCTCGACTTCCGGGTAAGAAAATCACCGTAGCAAAGCAAACTGATCAATATACCGGAGCACTCATTAGTGCTGTTCTCGATGATGTCGGTTGGCCGCCCGGTGAAAGGGCCATCGACACAGGTCAGATAATGGTGGACCTTTGGTTTGAAGCAGATATCGATGCCCTTTCAGCGATTCGCAACATAGAGGACACTGAGCTTGGTTTTGTCTATGAATCCACTGAAGGGTACCTCGTCTTTGAAGACAATAACCATCGGCTGACAGGTGCTCATTTAACGAGTCAGCAGACTTATTCTGACGATCCATCAGCCCAAATGTCTTATAACGCTATCGAGCAGACGGATCCCATTGAGGATATATATAACGAACTCATCGTCGATGTTCAGAACTACACAACAGCTGTGTCATCGTCGGTCCTCTGGACGCTGCCAAATGAGCAGCCGACTATCGCACCGGGCGTCACGCTTACCCTTTGGGCAGAATATCCGAACGCCTCTGTAGACTCTGAGATTGGTGCTCTTGTCAGCGTTTGGGACACCCCGGTCGTTGGGACGGACATCACCCAGACAGGTGTCAGTAGTACCGACATTACAGTCACTGCGACGAAGTTTTCAAATTCAATGAAACTGGCCATCACCAATAACGGTTCTGCGGCGGCGACCATGACCCTAATCCGGGCCAGGGGCATCAAGGTCACAAAAAATGCGATCATTAGGATCTCGGCAGAAGACTCGACGAGTGCGAGTAAGTATGGGAAAAGAACCTTTCAACTGCCTTCAAAATGGCTTCAGTCGACCAACGTCGCCAAAGACTATGCGGACTTCCTCGTCAGCCGGTACAAGGACCCAACGCCTCGTCTCATGATCCGCTATATTGCTAACAAAGATGCAATATCGTTAGCGGATGCCCTTTCCCGTGAGATCTCGGACCGCGTGACCGTCGTCGCAACCGGTGCTAAGACCAAACTTGGGATCGAGATCGACTTTTATGTCGAGTCGATCGCTCATAAGATCCGGGATGGCGGGCAGATTCATGAAGTGGAGCTAACTCTATTTGACTGCCTCACGGACGGCGATTACTGGCTGCTTGGCACAAGTGAACTTGGGATTGGCACCCGGCTATCTTACTAAAGAGGTGACATATGAAAAAATCAAAAGAGATTATTGGGGGCACCCCCACTGAATTTGCCCGAATTATCACTAAAAAACTTGGAAAGCATATCATCTACGAGATTTCTGGGGAGAACCTTGAGGCAGAAATTAATCATGGCAGGTGGATCGTCAGGTGCCCATATTGCAGTGGTGCAGAAATTGCGGAATCTGAGGACCCGGTGTTTATGTGTCTATCCTGCTTTAATGAAAAAAACGGTGGCCGCTTTAGACCGGTCAAGTTTCCGGTAGATCTTGAGAGTATTGAAGCTGAGCTCAAGAGCCGTAAGAATGAGAACCATCAGAACTGGATCACAGGAGAGAGCCTAGAAGACCTTAAAGGTGAGACCAGAGTAAAGGAGTCTGATCAAAATGGCTAAATGTAGTTTATCCGTAAAACTCACAGAAATTGAGCCATTTAGAAGCCTCATCCTGGACTTAGACCAAATGATCAGAAGCTATAACCGAGAAGAAAACTACAGTCTAGGCTATATGGCCATCGCAGCGCGCTTTATGAAGTTTAAAGATGACATTATGAATGAAAAAACAGTTAGTGAAAGCTCTGGTGATCACTAATGGCCTGGACGACCCCAAGAACATGGACCACCGGTGAAATTGTCACCGCTGCCTACATGAACACCCACGTCAGAGACAACTTACTTGAGACATCACCTGCTAAAATCACTACCACAGGAGATCTTATTGTTGGTAGCGGTATTAACGCGCTTAAGCGTCTTGGTATTGGATCTGCCTATAGCGTGCTCTCAGTCAACGCAGGTGGGACAGACGCGGCCTGGTCAAACCCTCATTTAAACGACTATACCAACCATCTACCTTACGCAGCCACAGGTGGAACAACAACAGCATACACGGTGACGCTTTCCCCTGCCCCAGCCTCTATGGCTGAGGGCTTTGGCATTTCGATCAAAATACACTCAACCAACACTGGGAGCGCCACCCTTAACGTGAATAGCCTTGGGGCAAAAACCCTTAAAACACATGTGGGTAACACATATGCCTCCGGAGAGCTCGTCGCGGGCCGGATCTATACATTTCGCTACAATGGTACGGATTTTTTGGCAGATAGCGCTGGCGGAATGGACTCCTTCTTTGGAGATGGTTCTGACGGCGCGCTTAATACTGCTGGGAACGTGACGCTAAATGTGACGCAGAACTCCGGGATAGCTATTAAACAGTACACCTCTGTAACGATCAATGCCGGTCACACCTTAACCACTGATTATGAATGCCGAGGGCTAATCATCTACTGTACAGGTAACTTCACCATAAGCGGAACCATCGATATGAGTCAAAAGGGATGCTATTTTCTTTCTGGCCAAACACAGCCTCTTTTGATTACGAAAAAGACAGGTGGTGGCGCTGACACCATCAACAGATACTATAAACTCTCAACGGTTCTCCAGGAATTAAAAGGAGGTAGTGGCGGCGCAGGGGGTTATGGCGGTGGGCACAATACCTATGGTGGCAACTCATCTCCTGGCTCTGGATCTGCGGGTCGGGTGTACTACGGAGGGTCTGGCGGTGGTGGAGGTGGCGGCGGAGCATCTGGGAGCTCATCCGGATCATCCACTTATTATGGTGGCTTTGGCGGCACACCCTCACCTGACCATCAATACGGCGGTCTATCCAGCATGACAATTCGACTTGATCTTAACGGGTGGCATAGTGATAACCTGCAGTACCCACCTGGTGGAGGCGGCGGTCGAGGTTCACTTAAGGCGAACTCGTCATCCGGTACGGTTGTGGTAGGGTATTCAAACACAGGCTATTGCTATGGCGGCGGAGGTGGCGGTGATGGCGGCGTCGGCGTGTCTGCCGCATCCTCCTACACCTATCCAGAGCCTGGTGGTAGTGGTCAAAAAACTGGTGGTCTTGTCATGATCATCGCTAAAGGCAATGTGACGATTAACTCCGGTGGATTTATTAAAGCCAATGGTGGAACTGGTGGCGCGGCTGGAAGTGGATATACCTATGCAGGTGGAGGCGGCGGTGGTGGTGGATCCGGTGGTGGAACTGTCGCGATCTTCCACGTTGGAACCTACACGAATAATGGCACTGTTCAGGCGAGTGGCGGGACTGGTGGGGCTGGTGGTTCAGCCGGTTATACTGGATTTGCTACTGGTGGTAATGGATCGAGTGGTAACGCTGGCACAGTTCATATTCAACAAATCACTCTGTAAAGGCGGTGGCAATTTGAAGTTGATCTATATTTACAGTATGCATAACGAAGTGGAACGCGCTGCTTTAAATAGGCTGAGGGACGAACTTGGCATGTATATCGTAGGAGAATACGACTACCAAGAAGTAAAAGAAATAATCCCAATTAGAGCAACTCCTGCTTTCTTGATCCTCCGCGATGATCTCCAGGGTGATGAACTTCTTGATGGTGATGTGCAGCTTAAGATCACCGCAGAAGCGATGAAGGCAATGGGTGAAGAAGATCTCAAAGTTCACCAGAAAGAAACAAACCGGTTAGATAGTTTTATTAATGGTGAAAAGATGAAAGCAGTCAATGCCTTTAAAACCGAAATAAAAGCTGACCTATCCCCCACTGCTATCACTGCTTTACCCGAAGCCGTCAAAGTAAAGCTTGGTCTTGAATAGGAGGTATCTATGAAAAATTTTCTTAATTCCATACAGCTCGTATTAACGGGTATCGGAGGCTATCTTGGCTACGTTCTTGGCGGCTACGATGGCTTTATTTATGCCCTCATTGCCTTTGTTGTGTTCGACTATATCTCAGGGGTGATGGTCGCCATTCTTGAAAGGAAGTTATCTAGTGAAGTCGGTTTTCGCGGCATATTCAAGAAAATCTTAATCTTTTTCATTGTGGCGATTGCTAACATCCTGGACGTTTTTCTCATTAAAAACGGAAGTGTCATCCGCACAGCTGCGATCTTCTTTTACCTCTCCAATGAAGGTATTAGTATCCTTGAAAACTGCGTCAGGATTGGACTGCCTGTACCGCAGAAACTAAAAGAGGTCCTTGAGCAGTTCTCAGAAAAAGGTGATGACGATGACGATGACGCCTAACAAAATCATAACGCGCTATATGATCAGAAATGACTGCTTTACAGCAAATAGAAAAATTACTCCTAAAGGTATCATGATTCATTCAACCGCCGCACCAGGTGTGATGGCAAAAGACTGGTTTAGCCGCTGGAACAAATCCTATAAGGCAGGTGAAATTAACCGTCAGGTATGTGTCCATGCCTTTATCGACGATAAAGAAGTGTGGCAGTATCTGCCCTGGGATCACCGAGGATGGCATGCAGGCGGGTCAGCCAATAACACCCACATCGGTCTTGAGCTCTGTGAACCGGGTGGCTTTTCTTATACTGGCGGCTTTCAGATGGTGGGCTATGACGCGAAAAAGAACCAAGTCTACTTTAATAATGTATGGCAAAGTGCCGTAGATCTTTGCGTCTTTCTTTGCAGGAAATATAGTCTTACTGAAAAGGACATCCTCTGCCACTCTGAAGGAAGTAAAAAGGGTATCGCATCAAATCACGCGGATGTTACGCACTGGTTTGTGAAGCACGGTAAAAACATGGACCACTTCCGGGCAGACGTAAAAAAGAAACTAAGCGTCTCTACCGTATCTTCGAATAGTCCACTATACCGCGTTCGTAAAACCTGGAATGATGCTAAGTCGCAAAAGGGTGCCTTTAGAAAACTGCATTACGCTATTATTTGCGCTGATGAGAATCCTGGATACTCTGTCTTTGACGAAAATGGCATAAAACTATACATCGGTAGCCATGACCCAATTTACGATATTTATACAGTCGTCAAAGGGGATTCTCTTTGGACGATTGCTAAGAAAAAGCTAGGTGATAGTAATCGTCGCCTCGAGATCAAGGGGCTAAATGGTCTCACATCTAATGTGATCCATATTGGACAAAAGTTGAAACTACCAAAATAATGTTCTGACGTACAACTAAAGACCTGTAGAGTGCGACTCTATGGGTCTTTTTCTTTTCCATCCTATTGCCCCTAGCCTATTTCCGCCACATTCACGACATCCGAAAGGAGGTATTTTAAGTTGAATCAAAAGCAAAAAGAAGCCCTTAAGAAGCTACGCGGCGCTGGCAGGAGCTACTTAGAAATCGCAGATCAACTTGGCCTCTCACAAAACACCGTGAAATCCTTCTGCCAAAGAAATCGGCTGGCCAGTGCGATTTCACCAGAACCTGAAACAATCAATGTCACACTTTGCCGAGAGTGCAACTCCCCTCTGATACAGACCAGTGGTAAAAAGAAAAAGCTTTTCTGCTCAGACCATTGCCGCCTGAGTTGGTGGAATGCGCACCAAGAGACCGTTAAACGAAAAAATGGCCGGACATTTAGCTGTCAGACCTGTGGACGTGATTTTATGGGCTATGGAAAAAGAGAACGCAAATACTGCTCTCGTTCCTGTTATGGCTTATCTAAGGTGGTCAGAAGATGACTAACATTAAAGACATCATTCACTACTATACCGCCATACTGGCTTTTAGAAAATGGCTTGATGATGGCCTCATCACGGACGATGAATTTAAGGCGCTTTCTGCCATCATGGCTGACAAATATAACCTTCCAAAGGGCAGCATTTATCGCCTGTAAGCCTTGCTATTAGTAGCTTTACGAGTGATATATGTAATCAGAAGGAGGGAAAAAAGATGGAACCTATCATCACTAGAACAGATAGGCCTATACCAAAACTCCCAGAGTTCAAAAGGGTAGCGGCCTATGCCAGAGTGTCCTCAGGTAAAGATGCCATGATGCATTCCCTTGCCGCCCAGGTGAGTCATTACAGTAAGTACATTCAGGAAGAGCCTGGCTGGGTTTACGCTGGTGTCTATGCAGATGAAGCTATGACTGGCACAAAGAATAACCGACCTGAACTAAATCGGCTTCTTGATGATTGTAAGGCAGGTAGAATTGACCTTGTCATCACCAAAAGTGCATCACGACTTGCTCGAAATACAGTAGATCTACTCACAATGATCAGGGCACTAAAAGATATCGGTGTTGGTGTCATCTTTGA